GGTACGGGGGGTGTGGGGTGGCCTCAATCCCAAAATCCCCGCGACGAGACAACGCCGTCGATCCGCACGTCCACCGCGACGATCCGTGGAACCATTCGCCTGATGTGTGCCGACCGTCAAGCATCGTGGTGAGATGTTGGAGGAGGGCGGCTACTTCCCGCCCGGCTCAGGCAGCAGCTTGGCTGCACGTTCGCTCATAAGGCGTGCCATATCCTGTAGCTTGCCGTCCTGCTGGATGCGTTGTGAACCATCGAGCGTGACCTTCATAAATCGCGACTCAAGGTCTACCTCGATCCTCTTGTTGTCGCCGTACTGCTGGTTGAACTTCCCGGCACGCCATCGGTGCGACTCCAGAACGACTCGTGCTGCGCGATTGTGGACTTCACCGGACAGGACCGCTTGCTCCAGTGTGATCATATCATCGACGACCGAATCCCCCGCCATGCTTTGGGCTTCCCGGTATGCCACGTCGAATGCGGGGCAATCCCTTCTCCACAACCACACAGTCGCTCTGCACGGCAGCCCCTCTTGCCTCGCCAGATTGGTCAGCGAATTGCCTTCAGCCACTCCCATCAGCACTCGTTCAGCGACTTCCGCTGTGAATCCCTTCGCGGCCCAACCACCCCATCCTCTCAGCTTCTCCGCTTCGATCTCCCGTGTCTTCCGGTCATCGAGGATCATGTCGTTGACGGCAGCCGCCTTGGTGTAGCAATCCCGGCCCTTGCTATCGATCACGTCATCCTCAGTCACCGTCACGACAGGCACGTCAGGCTCAGTCTCAGCAGTCTCAGCGGCCTCGTCCTGCACCACTGTCTCAGCGATCACCTCGGCCAGCTTGTCCGTGAGATCGTCCATGATTTCGCCTCAATTCAGCGTCATTAAAACTTTACACAAGAATATTTCAACTGTCCATCAGATAATTCCAGATAATTCCCAGATTCCCTAAAAAAACTTTTCCACCGCAACCTCCGTCCATATCACCAGTTGTGTGCATCCCTCAAGTTTATCTCCAGAACAACCGAACAACACGGTACACGATAGCGTATACTCTGATGGGGAGAGGAAGCATGACAAGTGAAGACGAGCGACCGGACAGGGCAACTTTTGAAGGCCCCGTTTGAGCCACTGCGAGGCACTCCTCTGGAATGTGCCACGGGTAAACTGCCGACTCAACGTTCTGTCCCCGGAATCAACCGCTCGTCTGATATATCGGAAACAATCACGTCATCTGACGGGGAAACTTGTCAGGTGGCCTTTCAGCACATCCGCACCTTCAACAACAGGAGCATCAACCATGAACGATTTCAAAATCGGAGACGATCCAGAACGGCTGGCGCGTCCGCACTGGACAGTCGCACTGAAGGCCGAGAACGCAGCACTGAAGGCCGAGTTGTTGTGGGTGCGGCGTGTTTCTGCTTATGCCCGACAAGAGTGGAGTTCTTGCCAATGGAAAGCAGCCTTGATCGAGATCGAATTGCGGCTCCTAGAGGCCGAAGATCGAAGAAGTCACTCTAAAGGCCACGACTGAACCCCGCACCTTCAACTTAGGAGCATGACCATGAACATCCTCGCGCCAGATACGCAGCAGATGATAGATATCGTCGCTGGACTCGTCACTCGCGGAATCACTTTTGAGGCGGCGGCACTCAACAACGGAACGTGGAACATCGAACTTACTGGCGGGTTCTGATCACTCACCTCAAACGCAGGAGCAGGAACATGAAAACCATCACCAGCACGGACATTTACGGCGACATCTACAGACTCCGAGCCGACTGGACGCAGGCATCTAGCCAGATCGAGCGTGACACTGAGGACGGATGGGAGCCGACTGGATGGCAGGTAGCGGATTTCTCCCATGACTCTGCCGAGGCGATGAGACAGGAACTGCGCGATGCCGTGAGGGCTGGCGGAGACGATCCTGACGAAAGCGAGATCGCGGACGAGATCAGCAAGGCAACGCTGGATTGCACCGCCGCCCCCGAGGACTACGACTGACACCCCCTAACAACAGGAGCATCGAACATGACGCAGCGAATCGGTAAACACAGGACGCGCATCGAGCAGGGATCGGGCGGGACGGAAGTCCGGTATCACGGGACCGCCGTGGTATCGTTCAACGATAACGAAATCACCCTCCGCACTGGCGGGTGGAGGACCGCGACCACAAAAAAACGAATGAACCAGACATCGGACCAGTTCGATCTGGGATTCAACGTCTACCAGAAATCCTACCAGTGGTTCGTCGTCCACCGTGGACAGACTGTGGATTTCGACGGCGATAGCCTCACCTTGCAGCGTTTCGCCCCCTAACAACAGGAGCAGGAACATGATCTCTGCCTACGCATCTCGCGACGACTTTCTTGCCGATCTGAATCGTGAACGACTGTCCTCGTCTGGGAGGTGGTACGGATTTGTCGGCACGGTGGAAGGCCACGAAATCCAGTTGAAATCATTCGGCACTTGGAACCAACGGTACGACCATGACGGACTGATGTGTGGCGGCATACACGACCTTAACGTGACCGAATGGAAGCGGGAGATTCTCTCGCCATTCTGACCACTCACCCCAAACACAGGAGCAACGAACATGACTTTCGACGCACTCAATGCAGAGGAACAGATCAGCGAGGAGATCTACGAGGCAGACTCACCGTTCACAGCGGACGAACCGCTTGCCCCGGTTGACTGCCCCCTGTGCAGTGGATCGTCCGCTTTTCTGGGGACACTTGGAAACTCCGACTGGTTCCGGTGCCGCGACTGTGGCGGCGAATATCACCGCGAACGGTGAGGCCAGACTGAGACGATCCGCAACACCACGCCTTGCGAGGCGTGGCATTGTTGACCGTCGAGAAACAACAGGGATAGCTCAGAGGCAGAGCGTCCAGCCTAGCAGTGAAAACCGATGGGAGTGACTCTTCCAGAGGCAACACACTGCACCCGTCTAGTCAACGGGAACGGCTGGGAGGTCGCGGGTTCGACTCCCGCTCCCTGCACCGCACTTGAACTGAACGATCACCCCCAACTTAGGAGCATCAACATGGTTACCAAAAACGAGGCGAATGAGACCGCGAGAAAATTGACTGAGGACGACGAGGATGGGTGGATCTACGAGGCAGTTCACCCCGCACATCCGAAGAGCAGTTTTCTTCAGGTCTACGACGAGAACGGCGTATTTCTCGGGAAACTTTCCACCCTAACCCAAGGCGCATGACCATGAGACTCGATGACCTGCTTGAAATCCTCCACGAGATCCAGCGTATCAATCAGGCAGCAGGAGAGACGGCAGTCAATCCCGCCGTCACGCAAATCGTCAAGGACGGCATAGCTACAGCACGCAAACGTGAACGCAGCAAGTTGGCTGATCTCATGGCGATTGCTGAAACAAAACGGATTCGCAATGAAGACCCGCTCGTCTGGATCGATGACGATGGCACAAACCACTGATCAGCTAACGATCCCGATCACCCCGCCTGTCCGATGGGCGGGGGCATCGCGACCGTTTCACCCACAACATAGGAGATCCGCAATGACAAAACACGCAGCATTCCTGTACGGCGAGATCGTCAGCGTCCGTGCCGACTGGTCAGACGCATCGTCTCCCGTCGAGCGTTCAGACGGCGGCGACTGGCAACCGACAGGTCTGGTCGCCGACTTTGCCAGTCCCCGCGAGGCATTGCGTCAGGCCCTTGAGCAGTTCGCCATCGACGGCGGCATGGACTCGCGAGACAACTCCCGCGATGACATTGACGAGGCAGTGGAGGATGCGTTCAAAAACGAGGCGGGACCGTCCGACCTCGCGATCATTCAGTACATGGATCGCGATCCGATGAGACGGTGCCACGCATGCGGAGAGTGACTGATCAACGGCACGATGACTTGCGGTGGTGCGGCCCAGAAAGCGAGGCACAACATGGTACGGATTACACTCGCACTGGCATTGGTGATTTCGCTGTCGGGCTGCGCCAACAGCATGCTTGGGGCAGTCGAGGCGGCACGTTCTCTAGGCGGCGGCATTCTTGATGACGCACAGGGAATGCTGGAAGGCGGCGCGGATCGTTACCAGCAACTGCATCAGCAGCAGCAGAACGACTAACTGACTGCAACAACGGGCCGCGCCACCGCGAGTCATCACATCAACAGGAGCAACAGCATGAACAACATGAGGAGCAGTCGGCGTTGGGTGAGACCGCCAGCCGAGGTTCTGACGGCAGAACGAGGCGACAGTCTGAGCCGGGCAACGACCGAGTCCGGGTACATCGCGACGACAACGAGCGGCGAGTGGTTTCAGGTCTCAGCCACCGGGCATCTGGAGGCGTGGCTTCTGGCCGAGCAGCGGGTCCAGTATTTCTGGCGGACGCACAGCGAGTTGGCGAACATCGAGCGTCACGATCCGGGCGATGAGTTGCCCCCATTTTTAGATCACATTTAGCAGCGATTCCGGTTGTCCGCCGGGGAACTGGCGGTCAACCTTTTCACGAGAGACCTCTCGCAAAATGAACCAGTGCGCCGCCTTGTGCGTAGTACACTACACAGGACACTAATGGATGACTTCAAATACAACCTGAGATTCGGCGGCAGGAAGTCGCCGCGAACCCTCACCCGTGCCTATCAGATTCTTCTGGAGCATCACCCCGAGGTGCAGAGGGATGCGGAGATCGCCCGAAGATTCATGCCCGATGGCATGACCACTGAGGATCAGCTTGCCTTCTGGCAGGCGTGGCTCAAGGCAACTCAACGTGACCTACGAAAGGAGCAGCAGTATGAACCCAAACAGCAGGTTCGCGAGGATGAGTCCTGACGCGATCAGGGATCTTGGAAAGCTGGCGTACCGATGCCGAGCCTACAAGGGCGCGAGGGCTTACGAGAGACTGGCACGACTCTGGAGTCGTCGCCGGGGAGAGGACGCAGCAGAGGGGACTGAGCGGCCCGGAATGCCCTGCTACATCTGCGGCAGGCACTTCGCACCCGAGAACGACAACCAGCGGCAGGCCCAGTTGTGCCAGCCGTGCATCTGGGGACGGTAAACATCCCTACAACAGGAGCAACAGCATGAGCGATGTAAAACGGAAACGCAGACGGCGAGGTACGAAAGTTGAGCGAGACGGGCTGGCCTTGCTCAAGGCGTTGAGTGCCGATCCAGATCGATCAATGCCGACTGACTGGTTGACTTCCCACCTGTCAGGGGTCGTCGGCGGGGCAATCAGCGACCAGAGTCTCCAGCGTGTACGCAGGGCGATGGCGTGGCTTGCCGATCACCCAGAGCATTCACTGCGAGTCGAGCGTAAAAACAGAAGCCGCTGGCAGTACATCAGTCCTGAACGCGCCATCCGCCGTCAGGTACAGGACTTCACCAAACAGGAGAACAAGGCGGCAGCGGAGGGACTTGTCGAGGAGATTGGCAGGATCATCAACGACCCTGTCGCATTCCAGAATGTCTGGATGACGCCCAACGGTGGCGTTGAGTACGATGTGAGGGTAGGCAGTAAGGCCGCCGCCCTTCTGATCGAGTACCTGAAAAAGAAGTCTAGTTGACAGACCGCACCAGTACGACTATACTGTGCCGTGTACCGCACAGCACCAACAACAGGAGCAACGAACATGAGACCTTCAGAACTTATCACCGCACTGAACTACTGGATTCCGACTGGCAGGAATATCTGGGTATCTGGCCCTCCCGGCGTGGGCAAGACGAGCGTGATCGAGGCAGTGATCGACGGGCTGGATCTGGACATGGCGATGCTTCCGCCTGCCGTGACTCTCGATCCCGTTGACGTTCGCGGCATCCCGCACGTCACTCAGACCAACGGATCAGCGATCACGGCGTGGGCCGTCCCCGAGTTCTGGCCTACCGATCCCAACTGGAAGGGCGTGATCGTCCTTGACGAGTTTGGCAAGGCTGCCCCGGCAGTGCAGGCTGCGTTCCTTCAGATTTGCTACGCACCTCCCGGACGACCCCGGCAGTTGGGCAGCTACACCGTCCCCGAGGGGGCCTCCTTCGTCATCATGTCGAACAGGCAGGAGGACCGGGCAGGTGAGCATCGTGTCATCACTCCGATGCTCTCGCGTTTCGTTCATCTCGATTTTGAGGTGAGCCTTGAGGACTGGCAGAAGTGGGCCATCGGCAACGGCATCGATTCTCGCATCCGGTCCTTCTTGAATTTCAAACCCGCGATGCTCTTCACCTTCGACCCGAAGGCAAACCAACGGTCCTTCGCATCCCCACGCACATGGGAACTCGCGAACGATGCAGTGGACGCGCCCGAATCTGTCCGTCAGGCAAGCCTCGCTGGTTGCATCGGTGACGGGCCAGCCGCTGAGTTCGCCGGGTTCATGGAGATCGCTGATCGCCTGCCCGAGGCCCGAGAGATACTGGCCGATCCCGAGAATGCCACCGTGCCGAGTGAGCCGAGCATCAGCTACGCACTCGTCGGTGCGTTGGCCGAGGAGGCTCGTAAGGCCGAGGGCAGAGACAAGGTGCTGAAGGGCATCGGCATCTTCGCTGGTCGCATGAAGCCAGAGTTTGGCGTGCTTCTCATCCGCGACACAGCAGAGATCGATCCCCGGATCATCACTATTCCCGAGACGAGGGAATTCTTGAAAACCAACCGCCACCTGTTGGCGGACTGACCGCACCGCACCCCGCACCCATTCACCCTTAACTTAGGAGCAACGGCATGAACATTCAGAACATCAGCGTGGCAGGAGCAGTCACCTATTGGAAGCTAGGCTGGGCCAACAGGCGGCAACTCATCCTTGAGAGCGAGGACCGTGGCATCAGTGGAAGCTGGGTTCCAGCGGCGAGAGCCGACATCGCAGTTCTCAAGTCGATCCTTGATCTGCACTTCGGCCAGAAGGAAGACCTCATCCGCCCCCTCAAAGGGCGGGTGGGGTACGAGGTCGTGCGTGAGACCCGAGGCGATGATCGCAACGGGTACGGACATGTCGTGACAATCACCGTGGAAAACGGCATCGTCGAACGTGATGACGGGCAACCAGATGCCGTGTTGCAGAACCAGTTCGATGAGTACAAGGACTTGTTGAGCAACGAGGCACTGAGCGGCGGACTGGTCCGGTACGTTGCAGCGTTGGGCGGAGTTCCCCTTCGCCCGTCCGGAGCGGTGTACTGGATTCCAGAGGATCGGCTGGCCCAGTGGTCACAGGTTTCCAGTGCCGTGGAAGCGGCCACGGTTGTCGGTGAGCCATCGGTCTACATCCTGCGGACGCAGTTCGATGAGGCCCTTGTCCGAGCCGTGCGTGACGGCGTGACCTCCGAGGTCGAGTCGAAGATCGGTGATCTGGAAGACGACATGAACCGCACCGACTTAGGCGAACGTGCCTTCAAGGGCCGCATTGAAATGGCTCGGGAAGCACGGCAGAAACTGAAGCGTTACGAGCGTGACCTTGAGGTCTCACTGTCAACCCTGTCCGACCGTCTGGTCGAACTGGAAACACAAGCCGCACAAGCCGCGATCCTCGCCAGTGCTAGGGCAGCGGCAGAAAGGAAGGCATCGTGACCATCGCGACTGACAAGATGACAATTCTTGAGCAAGAGGTAGTACGGCTGGGCATGGAGGAAAAAGGCGAGGCGGCGATAGCCGGGGCGAAGTCCCGTCTCGTCCTCGTCAGCGATGCCCGGACAGTCTTCTTCAGTAATCTCGCACTCCACATGGATGAAAAGCCAAGCTGGCAAATACCAACGGCAGCCACGGACGGCAAGAACATTCTTTATAACCCCGAGTGGATCAGTAGCCTGCCGCCAGCCGAGGTGCAGGGGGTGCTGGCCCACGAGGTGATGCACTGTGTCCTTGAACACTTCGCACGTCTGGGCAATCGCGACATGCGTAAGGCAAACATCGCGATGGACCTAGCGATCAACCCCATGCTGATCGAAGCTGGCTTCAGCCTGCCGAGCAGCGTGTGCCTGCCAGACAGGGAGCCGTTCGACAAGTTGAATCTTCCCGCCGAGGCCAGCTTTGAGGAATACTACAGCCTCCTGCCTGACGAGGATGGCAACGATGGCGGCGAAGACGGCGGCGAAGATGGCGACGAGGGACGCCTTGTCGAGGGCGATGACCCCGGCGGATGCGGTGGAGTTCGACCCGCCGCCGACGAGTCCGGGCGACAGGCTGATCAAGCTACGCAGCGGAAGTTGGCCGAGGACTGGAAGCGTCGAGCGACCCAAGCCCATCAGGTGGCAAAGATGCGTGGCGATCTGCCTGCCGGGATCGACCGTCTCATCGAGGGGATCGAGCGACCACAGGTTCCGTGGACCGAGGTGCTGACGCAGTTCGTAAACACGACAGCGAAGAACGACTACGACTGGCGTAAGCCCAATCGTCGGTTCGCCTCGCAGGGTATGTACTTCCCGAGCCTACAGTCCCAAGAGTTGGGCGACTTGGTCCTCGCCGTGGACACGTCAGGTTCCATCGGCACGGCGGAACTCCGCCAGTTTGCGGGAGAACTCCAAGGAATCCTCGATGCCTTCGACGTTCGCCTGACGATTCTGTATCACGACACCGAGGTCTCTCACGTTCAGCAGTGGGAGACAAGCGATGGCCCTCTGAAGCTGGAGGCACGGGGCGGTGGAGGCACCAGCCACCACTGCGTGTTCGACTGGATCGAGAGGAACGCAACCGAGGTGACGGCGATGATCTCCCTGACTGACCTGTACACCTCTCTGCCTGACGAGGCTCCGACATACCCCGTGGTGTGGGTATGCACCAGCAACGAGGTAGCCCCGTGGGGACAGACGTTGCCGATAACGGTGAAGGGTGACTGATGCACTCCCGCCAGCGGGAAACCGCTGGCGGGGGATTCTCAACTACAAGGAGCATGACCATGACCGAACACGCAAAATTCCGTGATCCCAATTGGATGCCGCCAAAACCAGAACCACTACCAGCCGCAGACAAGGTAAAAGCCCTGCTTGATGCAGGAAAAAGGGATGAGGCGTACCGATACGCCAAAGCGTACAACGTCAACTGGTTTGAACTAGCGGAAAAGGGCGAACTATTAAACCTGACGGATCTTCTGGCAGTTAATGATGAAATCCTAGTAGACCACCACACAAGGAGCAACGATGACCAATAAGCCCACCCTTGTAATCGCATACGAAAGCCTTGGTAACGGACTCACTCACCAGCCTCCCGTTTCCCCCAAGAGGAGATCGGGCTACGAGTTCCTGATGCTTGTGGACGATGGGACCAAGGACGGCGGCGCGGTGCTGATGATCCTGCCATCGAGTACCAGCGACGACCAACTCCATGCGGTGGCTGACACTATGGGTTGGGATATCACGGCAATCGAGAGGCGGCAAAAATGACTGACCGCAACAGAAAGAATCGACATCAACGTGGCAAGACATATCAGGCAAGGGGCAGGAACTTTAAGCGTGTCGGGAAGAAGGGACTCGTCAAGAAGAAACAGTTTCGCACTAAGGGAAAAGAAACATGAAAACGAACGAAGTGGTTAACACACAGCTTAAATACGCCGTGGGAACGTGGGTTAGGGTCATCCCGGAGTACGAAGGGCATTGGTCTAATGCGTTCTACGATTGGATTAAGGGTCGCGTTGGATATGTGGCAGGACTCAACCCAAGCTCACGACGAGTGTATCTGATTCAGTTTGCTGGTTCTTATGTGTCCGGCAACAGCAGTGCGCACAACATACTTGAGTCAGATTTAATTTCCGCGCCCGTGGGCCTATCATTTGCGCCAAAGTGCCAAACTTGCGCCCTTCACCACATTTCGGAGATGTGCCATGCTGATGCGTGTAACCCCAGCAAGAACCCGCACTACGCATGTACCGGGTGGTCCGGGATGTGTTGTTTCGGTGGTTCATATTGCAAAAGAACCGCTGACAGATGATGCCGAGGCGAGAGAGGCCAAATGCCTAGAAGCTGTTCGAATCGCCAGAGACGCGATTCTGGAGGATGAATAATGCCAAGGGAAAAGAAACATGAAAACGAACGAAGTGGTTAACACAACGGTGCGCGATCTCGAAAACGAAATAGAATTATGGCGATATAGGGCGTGTGCGTGGAAAACAAAGGACGGCGTATTTGTCTCCGGGCACGACGTTGTAATGCATCGTTACGAGGACGGCAGTCACCTCAATTTCTTAGCCTGTGACCTAACGAAATCCCAGCAGCAGTTCGCCTATTTTGTGAATCGGAAGGGCGAAGGCAAAGCGGTTACCGAACTGAAGCATACTAGTTAACAGAAAGGAGAAAAACCATGTCGAGCATGAATCTGTACACAGATATGAACAAGGTTTACTGTCAAGCGGGACAGGCGGAAATGATTATCAACAGAATCCCAACCGATGAGTGGAACAAGGAATCTGTTACAAAGATTCTCCGGCGTTATTCGTATCCGGTCCTAAGAAATCTATCAAAGACTTATTGGATGAGCGGAACGCTATACGGTGCTGGGAAACAATTCAAAGAATGGGTCGATGCGGCCTTAGAGGAAGAAAAGCCTCGCTGGATAAAGAACCTTGTTGCAGAGTTTTGGAATGCCAGAGAGGCATGGCTATACGCTTCTAGGCATGGCTATACCAAAGACATAGAGAAAACCGGCAAAAGGGCGCATGAGGCGCAATGGGAGCTTGAATGTTTGGGATTCTTCAAAGAGCGGGTGAAAATGCCCACCCTAGATGAATTGGAGAAGGGGACATGTTGAAAATGAATGAGACAGGTCTTGATTGGTCCTTCCTTGAACGCATCGAGGAGCATCTCGGCGAGGAAGAGGTTATCCGCGAGGGGTTGGCTCACGAGGGACCAGGACTCATCATGCGATGTCTTGATGTGCCGGGCGACGCCCTGAGCCTCCGTCAATTGGCGAAAGACGTGAACTGCTCAGCCACCTACCTGAGCCGCATCCTGAATGGGCATTTGATCTGCTCAAAGACTCTCTATGTGACGTTGAGTCGGAATTTACAAAATCGAACTCGGATTGAGCGGTTAACAGGCAGCAGAAACAGAAGCCAAGGACGATGTAGACGCATTAGCAGAAAGGACTTACGCATTTGGGCATCTGCGCAGATGGGAAAAGCTCGAAAATGAAATTAGGGAACCCAAAGGAGCAGACATGATTGACGAACTAACCGGAGCGGTCATCACGGGTGCTTTGTTTCTGTGCTGCTGCGTGTTAAGCGTGGTGATCTGCATGGCTATAAGCGACAAGGAGCAAGACCGATGAGCAGTGGTTGCTAAATAGTACCCCCTGTAGTATAACCGCTACACAACACAACCAAGGAGTAACCAATGGAACCCACTAGACCCCCCACCCCGCTAGGGGTGGAGTACGCCAAGGAATCAAAGAACCCCCTGCCTGTCGTGCAACTGTACACAGTAGGGCAGATCGCTGACAGGCTTGACATTCGCCTCCACAACGTGCTGTACATGATCAAGAAGCTGGCGATCAAGGAACACGGCAGGGCTGGAGTAGCCCGTGTGTTCAGCCCGGACATTATCACAACCCTGCGGGGAGAACTCCGCAGGCGACGAAAGCTAGATAAAAGCAGGGAGAAGGCCCGCACGCTCCGAGAGGAAAAGGAGCAAGTGGCATGACTACGGCTACCGGATATGTGCGAGTATCCACCGAGCAGCAGGCAGGCGAAGGCATATCTCTGGACGACCAGAGAACTCGCATCAAAGCCTTCTGCAAGGGGCGAGGCTGGGACTTGCTGAACATCTACGCCGACGAGGGACGCAGCGGAGGCCGTGCGGACAACAGGCCGGGGCTATGGGAGGCGGTGGAGAGTGCGGCTGGCGGTGTTCTTGTCGTGTATGACCTGTTCAGGCTCAGCCGCTCTGTGTCTGATGCCTGCAAGATTCTCAACAGGCTCCAAGACATCAAGGCCGACTGGGTCTCGATGACCGAGGGCAACATGATCGACACGACCACGAGCGGCGGCAACCTCATGTTCCATGTCCTCTTGGCTATCGGCCAGTACCAGCGGCAGCAGACCAGTGAGCGTTGCAAGCAGGTTGTCAAGTGGAAGCGAGGCAGGGGAGAGCGGTGCGGCAAAGTCCCCTACGGATACCGCCTGAACCCGGACGGCAAGAGAATGGAGATCGACAGAGACGAGCAGGAGACTATCCGTATTGCCAGAGAACTCCGGACAAAAGGTATGTCGTGCAGGAAGATCGGGCGGCATCTGGAGGAGGACGGTCGCTTGCCACGGAACGGCAAGTCGTGGTGGCAAACCACGATACGGAAGTTCGTGGATTTTGACAGAGACTTTTACCCAACGGTGACGTGATATGATAACCGAGCGACAGCGAAACAGGCACCACCTGCACCTTGGCTCCTCCGATATGGCGGCGGTCCTTGGTCTCAACCCGTGGCGTTCGCCCGTGGATGTGTGGCTGGCGAAGACCCAGAGGGTTCCGCCCACCCCTGCCAACGGAGCCATGCTGTTTGGGACTTACTTTGAGCCGGGCGTAATCCAAGCCGCCGAGGATGGCATGATCGACGGCCTGCCCGAGATGGAAATCACCCAAGCCCACAACGAACGGAGAGTCCCTCTGTCTCCCATCTTGGATCACCATGACGGAAGAGTAGTGGAGACCGGAGAACCCGTTGAGATCAAGACTGTGGGCCTGCGTGGGCCTGTCTCGGACCAGTGGGGGGCCATCGGTACGGGCGAGGTTCCGCCAAGCGTCTATGTCCAGTGCCATGTGCATCTGATGGCACTGCCCAAGTCGCAAGCCTGCTGGGTGATCACGGCAGATGGCTCACGAGGGTTCGCGTGGTTCCGGGTGGACCGCAACGAGGAGGTTTGCGGCGGCATCCTTCACGAGTCTCGCCGCTTCTGGAAGGAGAACGTGGAGGCTGACGTGTGTCCCGAGGGGTCCGCATCCCTTGATCTACTCAAGCAGGTAAAGCGTGAGCCGGGAAGTATAATGGAAGTTCCTGTCCACCTAATTCAAGACTGGATTTCTTCCAGAGAACTCCGCCTGAAAGCAGAGCGGGAAGAAGGTGAAGCCAAGGCTAGTCTCCTTCAAGTAATGGGGGACTGCGAGGCAGCCAAGGCGGGAGGCCAGATGGTTACCTATATGCCACCGGAGCGTCCGGTGCTGAGAGTGAAGCAGGTTAAACAAGGAGCAGTGATATGAGCCAGATGACCAAGACGGACCCGGTAGAGGCCGAAATGATCCCGGCACCAGAGGCTGGGATGCCGAGAGACCTCGCCCTGATCAAGATGGAGAACGACACGATCATGCTGGCGGCGCAGGCCGCTGGCACTAGGGACTATCCAGCCATCAAGGCGGACATTATGAACCAGTTGGCTGCGTTCCCGTCATTCGCCAGAGCAGCAATGTACGACAAGCCTGTTGGCCGGGGCGACAACAACAACATGCGGTACGCCACGGGCCTGTCCATCCGGGCAGCCGAGGCTATCGCCAGTTCCTACGGATTCAACCGGGTCCGGGCGGATGTGGTCCCGGTGGACGAATCCACGGTCAAGATCGAGGCATCCTTCACCGACTATGTGAGCGGACGGGTGTGGTCAGACTCAGTGCTGGTGTCCAAGTTCTACAAAGCCCGAGGCGGCGGAACCCGGAGGCACGACGATGACAGATTTTTTAATGTCGTGGTCAAGGCCGAGAAGTCCAAGGTGATCCGCGAGGTTATACTGAGGAGCGTTCCGCCCGGACTTAGGTCTGAGTTGGAAGAGGCCGTGGGCAACGCACTCACCCAGCTTCTTGACGAGTCCACAGTCAAGCGGATAATGACTCAGTTCAGCGGCAAGAACGTGACTCAGGAGATGCTGGAACAGCACCTAGGCAAGAAGATCGAGTCGTTTAATCAGGAGGATCGCAAGATGCTTCTGGGAATATGGAACGCGATAGACCAAGGCGAGACCACCGTTGCTGATATGTTCAGCGATAACGGCGGCGCGGCCAAGGCCCTGCCTAGTGTCACGGCCCAGAAGGTAGTCGATCAGGTGAAGAAGCGTACTCCGACCAAGAAGAAAGCGGTCCCACAGGCTCCCGCAGCCTCTGAAACTTCAGCTTCGCCTGCCGCTGGCGAGGGTCCGACCGAGTTTGAGAAGCTGGTCATGGCCCTTGCCGACAGGGATTCTGCCCACGTTGACAAGGCCAAGGACAGGATCGTCGGCTTTGCCGCCACGGTTATGGGCAAGACCCCCGAGGAACTTGAAGATGGTGATCTGGCCTCGATTAAAAATCAAATCGACACTGGCGGACTGAAGGTCTAGTGCCATGTTCATGTGCCGCCTTGTGCGGGGCGGCATTGTTGCTCGTCTCCGGGGGCCGCTCCGCCCCCGGAGGCTTTTTATACCGTCAAGTCAACCGATCAGCGGGACAACAACCTCCAACCGGGAAGGCAAGGATGCTGCATGTCATTTGATCTGATGAGGAAGGTCATGGGAGTGAATCTGGGGACCACTAGGAAGATGATCCTGATGAGTCTAGCCGACTCTGTGAATGGGAATCTCCGGGACTTGGTGTGCTGGCCCAGCCTAGCAAGGATAGCCAGACTGAGCGGGTGCAACAGAAAGACAGTGATGGTCAACCTCCAAGCCATGGAACGGGACGGGCTGATCCGGAGGATGCAACTCAAGAACCAGACCACGAGATACTTCCTGCTCCCCGATAACTGGCCATCTGCTGGGGAACCTGATTCCCTAGGGAACGAGGTTCCCCAGAGTATTAAATTCCCTAGGGTAGGGAATGACGTTCCCCAAGGTAGGGAATCTGATTCCCCCAATCCAGTAAGGGAACCAGTAAAGGAAACAGTAATGCCCAAAATCGTCTGGAAGGTTGGCGATATGGAGGGCAAGGGAAAGATTATCAATCACATCTACCAGTCCTATCCCCGAAAGGTTGGGAGGGCGGCAGCACTTGCCGCTATCGAGAAAGCAATACGAAATATATATGCGAACGGACACACGGAGGATGCCTGCTCATGGTTGCTGTCGCGGGTCAGGGATTTCGCCAAGAGCGATTCCGGGAAGGCTGGGAAGTATTGCCCACACCCGGCAAGCTGGATGAACTCCGGGCGGTACGATGACGACAATCGTGAATGGCTGGATAATTCTCAGGGAACTCCAGTCAAACCAGATGCCACGGACTACACTAAACGTGTGGAGATATACTGATGAACGGCAACATGCAGGCTATCATCGACATGACCATGGAGGAGGAGCGTCTCCTCTTGGGGTCCATACTTCGCAAGACAGAGGACCTGCCCGAGTGCATGGAGTATGTGAAGAGCGAGGAGTTCTTCCTAGACCGCAGGCATCAGAACATCTGGCGATCTGTATACGACTTTGAGTCATCGTCCAAGATGATAGACCCCCAGAGATTCGTAGGGTGGATGGAATCGGAGGATAGGTGGGATGGCTGCGGCGGCAAAGCCTATGTGCTGGAGTTGATCCAGTCCATGCCACACAGCGAAGGCTCCCGGTATTACGCCAAGTGCGTAGCCGCCCGATCCAGATGGAGGTCTGCCTACGGATCGGTCGAGTCTTTCCAGACGCAACTTCTAAAGGCCATAAGCGACCCTACGGTGGAAGTCCCAGAGGCGATAGAGAGATTTGAGCAGAACGTGTACGCCCAGCTTGCCGAGGATCATGTATCCATAGCCAAGCCCATCGGGGCCGAGGTGCAGGAGGCCATCAAACGCGCCCGAAGACTGGCGAAGAACCCCGAGGAAAACAAAAGACTCAAGACCGGGATACCGGAACTGGACACGATGGTCTATGACTTTGAGCCGGGAAGTCTGGTTGTCATAGGTGCCGACACATCAGCCGGGAAGACCTCACTCGCCATGCAGATCGCCGAGAATCTCGCAATGAACAGCCATCCGGTGGCGTACTTCTCCGTCGAGATGACCAAGGAAAAGCTGGCTGACCGCTTCTTGATGTCGAGGTCCAACCTGCCGCGAAGCAAGTTCAACCATCCCGGAAACATGTCCGACTATGAGTGGTCTGAACTGGATGACGTGTTCGCGATGTCCAAGGACTGGCCCTTGTACCTCACCCATGCGTCCCCTCTGGACATATACACCCTCTCATCGTTCTCTAGGAGACTCAAAACTCAGGCCGGGATCGAGGCCATATTCGTTGACTACCTCCAGATCATGGAATACCCGGATGACAGGAGCGAGATCAACAGCATCCGTATCCTGTCCCGGTCTCTGAAGCAGTTGGCAACCAGCATGGGCGTGGCGGTTGTGTGTCTATCCCAGCTTCGCAAGCGTATGGCCGGGCAGCATGTGGCCCCGCCGGGGCTGGATGACTTGCACTCGTCCTCGTCCCTGTCGAAGGACGCCGATCTGGTATTTATGATCCACCGCGAGGAGATGTACCACTTGGGTGATCCGGAGTGGGCCGAGGAGAACCCCGACAAGGTAGGCAAGGCCAGTGTTTTCGTTCGCAAGCAGAGGAACGGCCCACGGGGCAAGGCCATACTTGATTGGAATGGGGAGAGGACAAGATTTGAGTCCGTTCAAGATCAAAGCTGGACGGCGTAGGCATATTGTATATGCTGTTGACTTATACGCTCCCTGCTTCAACAAGACCTGTTGTCTGTTGAATTGGAACGAGATGATAGAAAGGATTCTACCATGGCTGGAAACGAGACAAGTAAATTCGCACTTAAATCTGTCACCATCTTAGGGCTACTCATTCTTGTCCTCAATCACTTCCTACCCGATCTCCCGACAGTTGAAATAGAGAACATCTCTGATGCCATCCTGAAGGTTGGTGGCGCGGTGATGGTTCTGGTTGGGCGATGGCGTAAGGGCGACCTGAAAATTTCACCGTGATCCGTTAATACATATTCACAAGGGAAACTGAATGTCCACTAATATTCCGTATGACCCCAACCTAGACTTGGGCAATATCGTTCCGCCATCACATCTCAAGGTTCTTGAAAACATCTCAGCACTGCAAACACCAATTGATGCGGCACAAGATGAACTCAATTCCCTGATCATGTTGAGAAGAAAACTCGATATGACCAAGGAGGAACTGACGCTCATGGATGTGGATGTGGATGATCTTGAAAAGCCGATAGACGATGTCAACGCCGCCATCAAGACGGCGGCTGCGACATACGCGACGACTTCCGCGACTAATCTGCCGAAGGTAGCGGAAGAGAGAAAGGCAATCCCGCAAATCAGTTCTGCCATCGAAAGCCCGATTGATTACAACAAGTCAGAGATCAAGCAGATGCCATTGGCGGCAGACACGATGACAATGGACGCTCAGTATTTTTCCTTTGATGAGGAAACCCAAAAGTCGAAGGACCAGATGACGGCGTTGAAGTCGTTTATCTCCGCCAGCACCTCATTCCTTGGAGACAAAGCCTCCACCCAGATGACCAACTCATCGGGAAGCCAGTTGGCTAATCAGGTAGAGACTCACGACATACAAGGAACCCTTGTCATAACGTGCAATTGTACGCATCGACAGGCCGACTTGTTTGCGCCGTTTATCATAGATGTGGACAAAGGCATTCGCGCGTGGAACGAACTGATCGCGACTGGCGAATTGACCGGCGACATGATCAAAGTAAATGATGCCGGTAGCATCTCTAAAATTGCTGAACAGCAACAGACAAAGGATGCCGCTTATTACAATCTGCTTTCTGGCATCACTACGGGAAGCAGTTTCGTCGGCATGGTTCATGTACTCAAGGATTCATCAACTGAAACTGATCAGAAGATGCGATCCACTGCTGCAAGTTTGCAAGGCCAGATGGAAGTGGGCAGTTGGTTCTCGGATTTCAAGGGCGGGTTCGGTGTTGACGGTAGCTTCAGCAGTTCGGCGAAGAACCTGCTGAGTAGCCAGAACATCACATCACACATCAGTCTGGTGACGATGGGTATCATCCCGACAATCGAAGCGAACGATGTTGCCCTGACCGTGAAACAATTTACAGACTTCTCCCCTGATAAGATGATGGGGCAGTTGGCCGTGTTGCAAAACTCTACCGCTGACGCTCAGTCCAGCATTACATCCGCCGCAGACAACGCAAGGACGGGTGGTCAGATGGTTGCGTTGGAAGCGTCGAAGATCAAAAGTGCGGTGTCTGCTGTTGGCGAACTCGATGATGGCAAAAATAAGATGTTGGATATCAATAGTCTTATGACTGCCTTCACTGACTTCGTGACCAAAGCCGCAAGTGGTGGCGGCGTGCCGATCAATTATTTCCTCAAGCCCATCACGGCATCGCAACTGGCTCAGATGTGGGTCGCGAAATACCTGCCCGGCGAATACGTTACCTCTGCTGGCGACGACCACACGCCCGATGAACCCAAGACGGATGGCAATTGATTGAAATTTAATAGGAGTCTTATTATGAAGTTGATATTAGCTGCATTGACCACGGTGACGCTGTTGTTTGCCTTGTCCATGTTGAGTGGTTGCGAGACTGGGTACAAAATTATCTACGGCCCAGCATCACTGACAATGGGAGCAACCCCAATCACCCCCGGAGTCAGCGTGACGATTGAAGAAAATGGAGTTGCTTGGTTCGGTGACGACAAACCGACTGGCGAGGAGTTAGGCTACCTGATAGCCATAGAAGAAGACGAAGAAGAAGCGGAATAACATGATCATAAATGCCGATGTGGTTGAAGGGCTGGCCAGTCTGGACGACGGATCGGCCCAGACCTGTATCACCTCGCCTCCATATTGGGGACTGCGTGACTATGGCGAGGCGGGGCAGATCGGGCTGGAACCCACGCCGGAGGAGTACGTCGCCAAGCTGGTAGAGGTGTTCCGCGAGGCCCGGCGAGTGCTGCGAGATGACGGGACGCTGTGGCTGAACTTGGGGGATAGTTATGCGAGTTCGCCAAGGGGGGATAAGACCGGATGCGGCCTTAAACCCAAGGACCTGTGCGGCATACCGTGGCGTGTGGCCTTGGCCCTTCAAGCGGAAGGCTGGTATCTCCGCTCTGACATCATCTGGAGCAAGCCAAACCCCATGCCCGAGAGCGTGACGGATAGGCCGACGAAGGCGCATGAGTACATCTTCCTACTGACCAAGCGATCCCGGTATTACTTCGATGCGGATGCGGTAAGGGAGAAGGATGCTGGTGTGATGCCGTATGGCGGCAGCAAAACACCAAAGCGACTGGACGCGCGCGGCACCGGCGCGCACGGATCGACGGGAATCGTCCGCGCAATGACGCGCGATGAAAAAATGAAATACTACGGCAATGGCCGCAACACCCGCACGGTCTGGAACATCACGACGCAGCCCTACCCGGACGCCCACTTTGCCACGTTCCCTATGGAAATCCCCGTCCGCTGCATTAAGGCGGGCAGCCGAAATGGCGATACCGTCCTCGACCCCTTCTGCGGCAGCGGCACGACCGGAGTTGCCGCCCTGCTGCTAGGCCGCAGGTTCGTTGGCATAGAACTGAACGAGGACTATGCCGCAATGGCCGAGCGGAGAATCGAGAAGGCGGCAAAAGGCACCGCATACCGAGACGAACATGCGGATGCAGAGGCACCTCTGTTCGCCACGGCGAAGAACTGGGTTATTTAATATCCATGCGAACTTCAAGCATGAGTCCAACGGCAAGGACTCTCCGACATCTCCGAGAACACAGCATCGCTGCCCAAGTGGTGGAGCGGTGGTGTGCATACAGCAAGAGGCGTATCGACCTGTTCGGCTGCATTGACATTGTCGCGTTGGACTCGCAGTTCCCCGGAGTGCTTGGCATACAGGCTACCACCGTTACCAACCAAACCGCTAGGATGAAGAAAATTCTGGAGACTCCCGAGGCAAAGGTTTGGATGTCATGCGGCAACAGGCTGGAAGTCTGGGGCTGGGGCCAGAAGAAGTCGGGCAAGCGTAGCGTATGGACAGTGACGGTCAGGCCAGTGACCGGATTTGATCAGGGATGATGGCCCGGTTAAGTGGAAGCCAAGCGACGCTCGAAAAAGAAACTTCAACAAGCAGTGGCGATTGCCGCTTGGGGATCGAGTTAGTTGACTTTAGTTCCCTGGCGTTCGTCTTGGGCTTCAACAACTGGGAGTTGATGTTAATTCCCTGGGCCAGCGTTAGACATCAATAGTAAAGGTTGACCTCGTTCTTCAACCAGTCCGCAGTATCCCCATCCATCATCCCGTTCTTCTTCCTGTTTTTAATAGATGAGTACAGTTGGCTCCTAGACGCACCCATTTTCTTCAAGGCTGCGATCCTACTCCTCACTGACTTCTTGTCTCGCCGCTTCGCCGCCTTTGCCATATTGCCATACAGCGACACCCGAGTCGGCTTTGTATGCGGCATGAATTTGCGGGCATGGGCCATTATTCCGGGCGTAGGAACGCCGAGCATCCCTGTGCCGGTAAGGATTTGATCTATTTTCTTTGAAAGGTATGCCCCGTTAGCCAGCTTTTTCTTCTCCTTATCGGTCAGGTTTTCTTGGTCGGTAAAACTTCGGATAAGCATGTCCGCATTCCACAGCATGCTCGCAGTTTCGCCAACCGTACCAACCACGAATCTATCCACGGACTCTGCCAGTATGTTCCGCCTCAAACCCTTGGCCAGATCGCGTGCTTCTCCAGTCTCCAAGAACGCCTTGACTCCGGTGTACGCATAGCCAACCCAGTCCCCAACCCCAATCCACGATCCGCCGAGTGTTCTGGTAATGGAGTCGTGAAACACGTCGGCCCAGAAGTCGTCGTCGTCGTCACCGAACCCGATGGCTGCGAGGCCGAGTCCAAACATCCACCAGTACGCCCTCCTTATCAGGGCCACAGAAAATCCAGAAACAAAACTGGTATGGGCTACGTTGTAGGCAAACTTGGAATATGCGGCGCGAGGGTCCTTGCCTTCTCGAACCTCCTGCCTCGCAGTCAAGGCCGCGTCGAAGTTCATGTTGAAGTTCTTGTCACGTTGCGACGAGTAAAACAACCCGAAGACCAAGGCCACTGCTTGGTTCTGTCTGGCATAATTGATTTGCTCGCTTGATGTCAGCGTGTCCCAAGTGGGCTGGGAATAGTTGATCACAAACTCGGCCTTCTTCTTGGTGTAGTCCATGAGTTCCTGCCCACTCAACCCCTTGTCCCGCCCCTCCATCTTGGCCGCACCCCAGATAGCCCTGATGACAATGAGGTCTGCCTCTAGGATTCCCTGCATACTCTTCCGGACAAAGATGTTGTCGTTCTCTCCGCCGAGGAACTGTCGAAGTGCATTGGTGCGGGCAAACGCGGTAATAATCTGATGGCCTCCGCCTTCCACACGGTCCCGTATCAATGGAGAATTGGCAACCATCTCCTCCTTGATCCTGTTAGGGTGCAGGCGACCTTCGTTCTTGGGGTTATACAGGTGCTTGCGACCGATGTATTGCCCGGCGGTATTCATGGATACCATCTGGTAAAACCAGATGTACGGCTTCAAGCCGAGGTTCGCGACGTGCAAGGGCCTGATCAATTTACCGATCAAGGCCGACAGTACGCCGGGCTGCGTGGTATCAACGCCGCCAAATTTGCGAAGGTGGTCCTCCATTGACTTGAAGTATGTGTCCGCCCTCTGGAGCCTGTCTCTTACCGTCTGCTTGAAACTTTCGCCCGACTTGCCCGGAGCCTTGTAGTTAAGAATACGCATGGCGTTGGCGATAGGCTCTGACTTTGCCGCCATAGCCGCAGTCCTTTGCACATACATGAAATACTCGCCCAACGCATCGTCGATAACGAACGGGTCATTACTGGCTCCACGTTCCAAGAAAATCCCCTGCTGATCTAGGCGTTCAGATACATACCCGCCAAGCAGGCTCTCTGGTTGTGCTGCATAGTCCACGTCATCTCGCCCACCACGGTATCTTCGCCGTGGCATATATATGGATTCTCCTGTCACCAACGGGTAACCGAAGATTCGCTGCCACACCTCGTTAAGCTGATTGCGAAGCCTCCCGTTGATGTCGAACTGGATCGCATCGGCCACGGCAACCACGTCCGCCGGGGCGTTACGCATGATCTCCCGCATGTCTCCCTCTCTCAGCTTGATCGGCCTTTTGGCAGAGGTGGCCTGAGAGCGGATGCGAAGACCCTGCTGGGGGTTCCGTAACAGTTCGCGCCGTGTGCTGGGGTCGGCAAGATGCAACAGGAGTGATGCGTATTCCATCGGGGTCAACGACAACTCGCCTACTCTCGTTCCAGTCGGACCCCATGTCGCAGTAGGCAGGATGATCTTGATCTTGTTCTTCTCTAGGAATGGCTTGGCCTTCCGGACTATGCGTCCTTTTGCGTAGGCCCCACTCACCGCCTCCAGCTTTTCGGGAGAGTAACCTATCCTCTTCAATGCTCTTTGCAGATAGGTTTGTGCCTCATGCACATACTCCCTCCTCAGATTTTCAGCTTCCAGTAAATCATCTACGAGAATCTTGTGCGTCTCGTTGTTATCCCCCACAAGCAACTTCACCTTGTTCATCCAGTTTGTCTTGGAGAACCACGCAAACCACTTGAGCGAATTCAGTTTCGGCATTTCCTCTGACGTGGCCTTGGAACCCAGCTTCGTCGGGTGGGCAATCTCCGCGTTCCTCATGGCTGCGCGGCCAGCCTCGCTCTTATTTCTCTCGCGGATAGCCGTCCTCAGTACCTGCCGATCAGCGTTTTGGCGGAGAAGAGTATTTATAGCGGCTCCTAGGGACTTGACCTCGTCAACCGACAGTTGAGATATGGTCCTGTCCTTGGACAGGATTTCTTTGGCCCGAGTGTACATGGCATCCGGAATGTTCAAGGCGTTGGAGTCAACAATGCCATCAAGCGGAGAGTCCGAGACCTGCTGGCGGACGGCATCCATGAGTTTTCTGAGTCTGGTAAGAGTTTTCGGAGTCCTCTTGACAAGGTCAATTCCGTCCATCAACGCATCTATCCTGTTCTCAATGTCAGACTCAAGACGATGTTTACGCCCCTTCCTCTTGAAGGACTTCAACTGCTGTTTCAAGAACGAGATCGCCTCTTGTTTCTCAAACCGCTCTACCATCCTGTTTACGGCGACGACGAATCGCTTCCGACTTGATGGAGTTCTGGCGTTGACGATAATCGACTTCATCACTCTGGAGCGAAGATGTTTTGGAAGGTGTTCGTTGGCAAATTCAAGTAGCTGTATCTGGCTGGCATTCAGGTCTACCCGACCAGACCGGTATCCTTGGTGAGAGCCTGTGGACTCGCTCCTCTTGGCCAGACGCAGGGCCTCCATTGCGGTCATCACCATCTCGCCGGGGGCCTCGCCTCTGGTCAGGGCCTGCATGTACTTCCTGTTCATGCTCTTGGCCACGGCCTCCAGTTGTCCGGGGGTCCTAGCATTCGCCAGCCGTTCCAGAAGTTTCTTGTGTTCCTTGGGATTGATCAGCTTAATCTGCTTGATCAATTTCTGGAGTTCTCTGGTAACAGCCTCTGCCACGCCCTTCCCTTCGGCCTTGCCGCTACGCCATGCGGCCTCGGCCCCCTTTCTCTGCCCCCTCAGAGCGATAGCCAGAGCATCACTGCCTGTGAGGACCGCTACGGGTTCACTCACATGGCCTTGGAGCCAATACTTGTTCATCCTCTTGGCAATGCGGGAGAGGTCAGCCTTGGACTTGGCCTTGTGTATGTCGGCCTTGAGTTTGGAATGGAGTCTAGGGTGCAGGGCATCGACCTGATCAAAGAGTTCCTCGCGGGTGGATGTCAGGGCTACGAAGTCCTTGGCCTGCTTGGTCACCGCCTTCTGGCCAGACTTGAACGCCGACTCCTTGGCGTACTTCAACTCGGCCTTGCTGACCTGCTGGGCGTAAAACTCCGCCAAGTCCTCGATGTCAGGATCGGGACGGATTCCGGTGGCTTCCTCGATGAAGGTGCGTATCGCCTTGGAGGGACCTCTAGTCTTCGACCTCCTGACAGCCTTCTCGATCTGTCCACTCTCGACACCCGGCTCACCCGGCGCGTACTTGTAGGCTTCGGCTCGGCGGCGAAGTGGCTTGGTTATCCTGATCGGGGTCTCTTCAAACTGGACCTCGACCGCCGCATGGGGCGTGGCCTCGCCAACGGTGAACTCTGTGTTGGTATCCCCGATGTTCGCGACCAGACGGTCCACAGCGATCCGGCTGTCGCTGGCAGCGTAGCCCTTGAAGTTACCGGCTTCCCAGAACATGACTACATGCTTGAAGTGCTTGCGGAGAGTTGCCTCCAGTTCACCCTGCGGCACCATAAGTTCGTGCATTCCCTCGACCTCTCGCTCCAGAACATCACGCTCCTTCTTCTTCAAGGTCTCAAGGTCGAAGTATTTCTCCTTGTACTCGTTCTTGTGGTTCTCGTTGCTGTCCCACTTCACACGATCCTTTACATTCAGCGGATTGAACGACACCTTCTCCTCGACAACAGCCACCCCGTCAGGCTTGAGTATCCGCTTCATCTCCCTTATCTGGGCGTTGCGAGTGTTTGATATGAACTGGAAGACCATGGCCTCATGGGCCACGTCATACTTCTCGGTGGGCTGCCACGGGGTGATCACAGTCCCGTCGTCCTCGACCCAGCCCTCGTCGGTGGCAAAAGCCTGCATGGCATAGGATGATCCGGGAACGGTACTGTGATCCCGGAAGAACGAAGCCATGGCCACGTTCGGGTCCACCCCCAACGTCCTCACATTGCCATCGGATCGCTGTGTGATGGTCTTGACGAGAGACCCCTCGGATGCACCGATGTCCACCATGGAAGAGTCACGGTCGCCGTAGGTGCGTGCTATGGCATCGCCAACCATCACCTGCACATCTGCGAATCCGGGAATAGACTTGGCGATGTGATCGTCGAAGTTCCCCCGGTGTTCATCGTAGTCGTCACTGAAAGATTTCCGCTTGCCGAGTGGTATCACCCGGTCATACGGCACCTTGGATTTGTCTCGCTTGCCTTCAGTTACATCAGAAAAGAAGTTTGTGTACCCGCGTCCATCGCCTTCCAGAGTCTCTCCGCGAATTCTCTCTCGGCGTTGTCCTGCCCGCTCTCTAACATCCTCTGGTACGCCTGTCTCTTGGAATTCTCCGGTAAGTTCTCCAATTCTGATTCTGTCAGCTTCTTCAACGATGTCACTGACAAATTGTCCGGGGTTTCCCCATCCGTGCTTGGAGGAGTAGACGGTGTTGACCCCCGTGACCGCTTCGGAAAGTTCACCGTGAAGCCCTCGGAGAACATTCGGTCGTCCGGATCGCCGAATCCTCTTGATATAACTTTCGCCATTGGTGTCTACCTTCCAGTCATTGGCAATGTACCCGCCGTTTACGTTGCGGAACATTGCTATGTCAACGGAGCCTTCTGGGAAGGCTATATTGTACGCTTTTTCTACGAGATTATGAAACACTGGGTTCGATGTATTTGAAAAATTCAATAACCGGACGCCATCTGCGGCTGGTACGATGGCTACGTCATTCCCAGACTTCTCCCCGAATACCTTGATCACGGCATCGTAGAGCCGATCCATCTCCGCGTCGTTGATTACGCGACCGGATTCAAACTTGCTGGTCTCCGTTATCTTCCCGGTCTTCTTGTCCTTTTTTCGCTTCACCTTGTACTGAGGATCGATGCGGAACTCAGACCCGTCCGCCCTCTTCTTCGTAGTGGTGTAAAACGGTCGGTGAAATGCGACTGCCTCCTGACGAAGGTAATAGCCGAGGAACGCACTGAGATCACGGAGAGCCTTGTGGTGCGTCGGGGATAGCTTCCGGCTCAGGGTAGAGCGGCCTTCCGCCCTAGTTTTGAATACCAGTTGGAATCCGGGATTACGGTCGCCAAGGAACAGTCCGGGGCCTGAGAACTCCAGCGTCATATTCAGGCCAAGGTCCTCTATGTATCTATCCACATGAGGTTTGATCGCCGCTCGTATGTCGTCGGTGTATTCCTGCCTTTGCTCATAGGTCGCGTCCGCCATGCCCGGCAGTACACCCGTGGTCGCATTCGGAGTTGCCTCTACTGCTACTTGGGCGGGGCCGTATATCTTTCTCTCCGGGTTGGTCTCGGTGAGCAGGCCATACGACTCCCAGAATGCGATGCGGAGATGCTGGCCCTTGAGCCGCTTGCCGTACAGCTTCTCGATGCGGTCGCTGATGTCGTGTACATAATCCACCAGAGCATCGCCCTCGCGGATTTGATGCTCTCCCTTGTGCGTTGTCCATATTGCGGACTGAACCTGCACGGGAGTCGCGCCTGTGCGGCGTGCGATCTGGCGGATATACGCCTCGATGAACTGGTACTGTTGCATCGTAGCGGAGTTAATCGCTGCCTTTGGGTTGTCTTCTGAAATAGTAAAACCAAATGCGCGAAGCATCCATCGGTCTATGACGACGGCTTCAGTATCTCCCATCAATGCCCGGTAGAAGTTGTACAGCTTGTTGCCGCCGAACCTCTTGCCCTGCATTGCATCCCGAAGCATGTTGGCGACCGTGTTCATCAACCCTTGCGGGTCACGACCCTTGATGACGGCATCAATGGACCTCAGACCCAAGCTGGTATTGGCCTTGATCGTGGTATTGGTGCTGGTGACGGTCAATGCTTGCAGAACGAAATCAATTAACTTCTTGCCAAACAGGTTCAAGAACCCCGGATATTGATCTGTATACCAGTCCTTCGCATATTCGCCTCTCTCGTATGAACCAGTCATCTCCTTCATCTCTGGGATGGTCGCGCCAACATCCGTCATTCTTTTAAGCAGGGCGTTGGACATTCCGTAGAGTTCTGCGTCCACGAACTTCTTGCCGTGCTTACGCTGCATCGCCCTCTGCCACTTATCAAACGGCATTTTGTGTTCGCCGCTGGCCGCGAGATGAGCCGCACCCTCGGCAGCAAGAACGACACGCCTGTAATACTCGTATGTCTCTGGCGCGTATTCACCGGCCAGTTTCTTGGCCAGTTCTCTAACCTCGGAATCCGGTACGGGTCGGGAGTGAAACGTCTTGTATATGCTCTCGGCGGCAGTGTTGATCTTGCTCTTCACGGAAGCCTTGTTCCGTTTGCCTCCTAACCTAGCGGCAGCCTCTTCCCCAAGACGACCGCGCGCCCCGTCATAAGCCTCTATGGCCTTGCCCTCCTCGAAACTGATACCACTGTCGGATGCCGTGGTGAGAACACGGGCGGAGTTCTCCGGGGTATCTCCGCGAGCGTGCCTTCCGATGTAATCCTCAAGCAGCGATTCAACATCCCTGCGGGGCATGCCTGCGGCATCGGCAACCTTCTGCAACCATGTATCCAACGGCATCGTCGGCTTGCTCTCCGGGATGCCGCCCATGACTACCGAGTCCCCTTGCTTGTTTTTGGCATCGACCTTCCGAATAAATCTTGCACTGACGCCAGCTTCCTTCTCTGTCCCCTTCGGTTCCTCCATAGCCTTCTGAAGTATTTCGTAAGAAGGTTCTCCCGTGGGAACAACTCGATCTCCATATTCAATATCCTCGGATCTTGTGTAAACGGTATTGCCTATGGATATTGCATCGGTGCCTGACTTGACTTCTCTTCCCGATCTTTTGTCGTAATAGAATGTAGCCTTGTGCGGATTAAATCCGACAGGAACCCAAGAGTCGATATCTGGAATATCTGCAACGTCTTCCGGGTTTATTGGCGTCTTATCTAACACGCCTGTGACTACTGCAAATGGGCTTTTTATCTGTCCCCCAAACAGAACACCCCTAGCCTTTGCGTCTATGGCGGGAGTGCTGAATGTAACTGGACCCTTTAGCCTAGCTATAAAGTCGTAACTGTTTGGAGTAGGACGGGGAGCATGTATTGCTATAACGTATTTCCCTGTGCGTAAAAAGAACGGTATATCTATACGCAACCCTACCCGCGTGCCTTTATCCAGCTTCCGATTCTTCCAGATTCCTTTCTTTTTACCCTCATCCAGACCTTCAAGTTCTTCTCTACTAGGCACCAGCGATAACAGTTCTTCTCTTAAAAAGACGGAGTTTAGCCTATCTCCGATGGGAAAGAACTGCCCATCTGGCCAAGTCTTTGTCTCTTCATCAAACTTAACCTTGCGTGGACGGCCAACTTCCTCAAGGTCGGCGGGCGGTGTCAACGTCTCCTCAAAGGAGGCTGGCTCGCTCTTGCTAATAAATCTCACGTCGGCACCAGCGGCAGAGGTCAACTCCCTGTTCAGGCGATGCTTTGCGCGAGACATGGATACATCGCGAACAGCCTCCTCTCGCACATTGCCAAACTCATCCGTCACCTCAAATATGTAGGTGGAGGCTTGACCGCCAGCCTCAAACTTTGATCCAGATGGCGCGCGGTCAACAGACTCGACTCGCCTGAATATGCGACCGCTCTCAATGTCACGCATGAGGTTCCGGGCGGCTGCTGCTTCAGTCGGCATGGCCGTATCGATAAGCCTGCTGAAGAACTCCACGACCTTCCGCCAGAGAGGATCATTCTGAAATGCCTCGGCCCGATTGCCAATAGCAGTGGCGAGTCCTTCTTCGGGATTAGCCGCTTCTGGCGCGTATCTTCTGGCCAGTGTGTCAAGTTCCGACTCCGACAGAACAGTCGCTGCTGCGAGGTGTACAATTTCGTGCGGTATGGTTGAGACCTCCGCATTGCTGCCGATGGCAATGACGAAGTCAGACTCTATAACTTCACCTGTGTCCGCCATCCTCATGGACACGCCGGGCAATGCCACCCCCCTCGGGGCATTCGGCGCACGCCCATAGCGTCTAAAGAAACTGTCCCACGCCCTCTGCACATGAGGACCCATGCCACGGCCACTGATCTCCTCAACCATCGCGATATGAACCGTTTTGGCGGTCCCATCCGACCGCTTCAGGCGGAAGGTGGCGACTCCGCGTTCCCTGTCAACCTTTGCGTCGGGGTCTATGACCTTCAAAAGAGTCTCAAGTTGGTCATGCTCCCGATCCAGCATTCCTCGGCTAGATATGTCTACCGGCGTGACGACTGTGTCCGGCTCGGCTTCTCCTGCCTCTGTGGCTTTCTGGGCATCTATCTGCTCTTGTGATAGTGGCGGTGGTGTGACCTTGGCGGTGGGCAGTGGCGGTGGTGTGGCCTTGGCGGCGGGGACAACCTTGGCGGCAGCAGCCACTGCATCTCTGCGAGCGACAGCCCTTGCCTCGCGAGCGTTCGCATACTCCAGACCAGCGTCTGCTGCTGCTGGATCGCTTTCCCGGACGGAAGCAAGAAGCTCTTCTACATTGCGGAATGGCGCGGGAGCGGGAGCGGCCTCGGGGACAGCCTCTGCTTCCGGCATCACCTCCTTGCCGTCACGCAAGTGCCGCTTGATGTCTATGGGTTGAATCCCGAGTTGTCGGCCCGTATGCTCCACTACATACGGCATGCCGCTCTCTTCGTCTATCCGAACCACTTCTCCCTGATCGGCCCTAAACCCCACTCGTCCCTCTCCACCATAATCAAGAACATCTCCAACCCTCACGTCAGCAGTATCCACTACGGGCCTGAACGTGGAGGTGTCCAAGGGGAACGCAAGCAACTTGCCGTCAGTCTCCGTCCTGACAACCGCTTGTCCGCCCTCGGCTTTCACCAAGGTTCCGACGTGAGAGTTGCCATCAGCGTCGGTAACGCGAATCAGGCTTTTGCGGGGGGCCTCTTTATGTTGCTTGGCAATCGCCCTCACGCCCCCTTCGGTGACACGGTCGGTGGGAGCAAGTGGTTCAGTTTCTACAGGGGCGGTCTGATCTGACACCTCTTCGGGCAGTGCATCGATTTCCGCTTGAAGTCCGAGAGGAAGACCAACGGACAGCCTGTCAAGTTCCTCCGTAGAGACAACATCTTCGGCAGCGGCATCGCCAGCGGCCTCTATATCTTCAGCGGAGGGAGCGAGAGCGGTGGATGGAGTGGTTATATCCGAGACCACGACATCCGGTTCTATCCCGGTTTGCCCTGCTTTACCCGCTCTCGCCTTCTCCGCGTCTAGTCTGGCTTGTTCGTCCGCTTGTTGCTGTTGCTTTGCTTGTGCTTCTGCGTCCAGTTTGGCTTGTTCCGCTTCGGACGGCTCTCCCAATTCATACAACTCTATTTCTTTTTTTAATTTATTTGCCCCCTCCTCTGGGTTGGCAAGGGCGTCTTCTCCACGTCTATTCAAATCTTCCAAGACAAGGGAAAGAACTTCCCGGTGCTTGGGCGAAGTCTTGGGATCATCAATACGCTTTTGAAGTGTCTTGCGAGTCCTCTCAACATCAACAGGAGTAGGACGGAATAATTTCTCCAGACCCATAGCAGTCGTCTGGATAGCAACACCGGGGATCATGAACCCGATCAATTCTGTCAGGAGTTGCTTCCCCTCTGGCCTGTTATAGCCATCAATCGGGGCCATCATAAACTCGTTGAGTCGCTCCTCCCCCATCTCCACAGCCGCTCCATCCCAACCGGCAAATTCCACCAATTTCTTAAATCTGGAGGCTTTGGGAACCTTCCCTTGCGCCTTCTGGGCTTCTGCCCAACCACGGAATATGCCAATCTTCACAAGTCTCTCTCTAGTTTCTTTAGGCAGTTTCGCCCAGACCACGCCCAAGACATTCTTGGCACCTTTGCCAGAGAACTCGGACAAAATCTCGGACACCGTGGAAGTGTAGCCTTCTCCAAACGCCCGCAGAATCGACTTGTCTGGCTTTATTATTAGTGCGCGCAGGTTTCCGGCATCATCCTCGGTAAACGACATCGCTGGCATCAGGCGTTGCAGTCCGTTTTGTATAGTGCGAACGGACATTACCGTTGCTGCGCCCTTGGCACTCAAAGCTACCGTTTTGGCCAAGGCAGACCCCAATGTTGCGATGACTCGCTTTTGTTTTACTAAAAGTGAAGGCTTGAGAGAACGCCCCCTTGCTCCTCTCCCTCTTAATGCCGCGATCTCTAGCCCGAATGCCGGAAGCATAGCCAGAAGGTCTACAACCCCCGCCCCAAATCCCTTGCCCCGGACAACCTCCTCTGTCAGTTCCTCGTAACGGTTTCGCAAGTCTTTTAGTTCTGACTGGGTGGGTTCGTAGCCTTCATGAATTCTCTCAGCCAACACAATGGTGTCTGCCATACTCGCAGCCAGATCAACCTGACCCACAATGGGCAGCATCCTCTTCCAATTCCTTCCCCACCGTCCCATTTGTTCCACCGTGCCTATTTCAGGCTTGTCGAAATCGCCATGCAGTCCCATTGCGCGATTTAACGCACGCATCTGGTTGTCGGTCATAACGTCGGCGTCATCCTCCGAATGCCCTAACGTGCGAAGCTGATCGAATATATTTTGCCTTACATCCCGAAGTTGTACTTTTAACTTGCTCTCCTGTTCGGGATCAGATTTGCCAGTAACCGACCGGTAAATCGCTTTCGGGTCAATTTTTTCTAAACTTGGTCCCAAGCCAGCAAGCTTGGCAACTCCGGGGAACCTGCTCCAAATGTCCGGATCAGATTTGGCCTGGCGCACCTTTCTAAAAGTGTCACGGGCTGTTATCGGCTTCTCCGCCTCGGCAACCTCTGGAGCCACTGGAGGCTTCTCCGCCTCGGCAACCTCTGGAGCCACTGGAGGCTTCTCCGCCTCGGCAACCTCTGGAGCCACTGGAGGCTTCTCCGCCTCGACAACCTCTGGAAGTTTCTTCCCCATCACTTCCTCGTAGGAGTACACCTCCTTCTCGACGGAAGGCTCCGGGAGTTTCTTTCCCATTACCTCCTCGTAAGTGAACGTCTCCCTTTCAGCGGGTTCAACAGCTACGGCCTCCTCGACGGGAGGCTTGCGTAAAAGTTCTGGTGGAGGTTCAACAGCAGGCGGTTCGCGAAGACGCTCTGGCGGAGGCACGACGGCGGGGGGCTTGCGAAGAAGTTCCGATGGAGGCGGAACAGCCGGAGGTTTGCGAAGGGGTTTCGGCGGAGGCGGAGGCGCGGCTATTGCGGCAGCCGCTGCGGGCGGCTCAACCATTGGTCTCCCCATCACCTCTTCAAAAGAAAACGTCTCCTTCTTCTTCTTCTTCTTCTTCTTGGTCCCCATCACCTCTTCAAATGTGAAGGTTTCTTTCTCTTCCTCGGGAACGGCAACATCAACTGACGGGTCCGACAGCAAACCCGTATAGGGAACTCTCTCCGAATATGGATCGAAGATGCCATTAGCCACTAGACAGTCTCAAATTGATTGGTATTGGAATTCCACCGGACCCTTTTGCCGTTGTACATCTTCTCGGCTCCATGAGTAATTCCGCTTTGGCCTCTATCCGGCACTTGCCCTGCTGGCTGCCGTCCTTGTGGCAACGCGAGTGACGAAGGAGGCTGCGATACGGATGCAGGCTCCCTAGCAAGAGGAGGCTCCCCTGTAGCCCCCGCTCCCCTAAGCAGGGCCGTAACTCCGGGAATAGGCGGCAGTCCGGTCTGATTCCCAATTTCTTGGTCCTTACTTACTGTTGCCGGGCTTATAGGTTGCCTGTCAGGTGGCCTGTCATCGGTCTCGGCAGCAGCTTCCCCAGTAGGACGGACGTGCCGTAGAAAGCCCAAGAACTTCTGGACTTCTTCCGACTGGTCTCCATGCTCTAGGCTTTCAAAATTTTGTATCTCTCGGGTAATAACCCTGAGAATCCTTCTCTTATCGTTCTCATCGGTAGCCGAAGAAAGTTGATTGGCCCACCCTTGCAGGTCTTCCATCTTCGCGGCTAATCCAGGATTCTCCGCTTCAACTTTTTTAATGGAAGATTCTCCCTCGATTCTCAATACAGTCTGGTTGTACAAGTCGGGGTACAATTCCCTGATACTCTGTCGCATTACAGCTTGCGCCTTTGGGTTATCTTCTTTTTCTATCGCTACATAGGCGTCCGTAAAACCCCTGAGCCTTGCAATTTTGTCTTTGGTCTTACTACTATCGATCAGATTGATTGCTGTGGTGCCTTCCTTTAACTGTTTCTGCAACGCTGCAATAGTCTTCTCCGCGTTGGGGAGGGCTACCCCTACGGCGTCCTTAAATACCTGATACTTAGCCTTTTCTTCTCTTTGTATTTGCTCCCATCTCTGGGCTGCCGCCTCACTAGTTTCCCTGTTTTGAGATTTCATTGCTTGCGCGACGGCATTTTTTTCGTCCAGCAACCTGTCGTAGCTTTGCTTCTCCATCTCAAGCCACTTCTGCCAGTGTTCAGGCCCAGCCTTTATCGTCGCCATCTCCCTTTCATGCGTCCGCCTGCCCGCAATCGCCTTGTCCACATTCGCTTGGTCCTCCACCATCGCCACATACTCGCCATACCGCATGCCTCTTTGCTTGGCGGTTTTGATGTCAAGCCTGCGTTGCTCAAGCTGTTCCGGCGTCTCTCTACCTGCCCCGGACCATCGTTTAACGCGACCGGAATCAGGAAGACCAAAGGCTTGATCGGGGGGAACTTCCGCCAAACCCGGCCTCGCCTCGAAAATGCTTTGTCCGGCCTGTGGCTCGCCCTCAAACAGTCCACCCTCTGGCGCATCGGATCGTGGAATGCCTTCAAAAATGCTGGGGCCAGCTTCTACCTGTGCCGCAGCCTGCTGTTGCTGTTCCGGAGTTCTGTACAAACTCTCGCGGGAGAATGGCGTACCGGCTAGAGGCTCTGCCCCCGCCACCTCGCCGCCGGGAGGAGGGAATTGGACGCCAGTGCCGGGGCCAGTGCCGGGGAGTGGAGCCGGTGTGACGGCAGCGTCAGCCTGTTGTTGTATACCGGACTGCGGGACGACAGCGTCAGCCTGTTGCTGGGGTGGCTCACCGCGTAATGCTGCGAGCCTCTCCTTTACAGGGATTGATTGATCGACCTTTAGATGCTCCCATGTAGCCGCCGTATCACGCCCAGGCACTCCGATTGGGTTTGAATAGAATTTCTCCCTAGCGGTCTGTGGCTGCCCCGTCGGCACGGCAGCAGCACCAGCTTGGGGAGGTGTCCTGACCGGAGTCCTGTACAAATTCTCGCGGGCGGTAAGTTGCGGGCCTTGGGCTGTTGCTGCGGTTGGGGCAGCTATTGCTGCCGGGGGCTTCGTCTCCCTCTTGCGGAGCATCGGGGGAGGCCCACCTGCCGCTGACACACCCGGCCTCGGCGGGCCGACAGCCCGTTTAGCGACCTTTTTCGTAGCCTTGGGCGGGGTCTTTTTCTTTTTCTTGGCCAACAAGGATGACGCAACGCCCGTGGGTGGCAGGTCGAAGGCCCGGTTTCTTGGGGGCTGTTGATTGCTGCCGTAACGTGAATTATTGATTGCCACGAGAGTACTCCTTAACTGGCACCGATGACCAGAGTTATATTTCTGCCTAGATTTAGCGTCACATCCGCCATGTTGATCTGATCCAAGTCGATGTCAGGGGTAGCGGAATAAGTGAACTTGGCGTTCGGGTCGTTGATAGTAACCGGACCCTTCACGGTAATCTTTTTGCTTATCGTCTTCGTACCCATGGTCCGGCTGTTGTCCAAGACGGCTTCGTCCGCCATGGTGATAAGGGCATCGGTGCCGTGAGCATAAGAAGCCACCGAGTCCGTATTCAACCGCCCGGTGCCACGGAGAAGAATCGAAGAGGTGATGCCCCCGACCTTCTGGGTATAGACTCCGGCATCAACGGTCACTCCGATGGTGCAAGTATGAGCGGTGCAGTAGCCTCCGGTCTGGACGACATTCGGCCCCTTAGTGGTTGTAGTTTGCACCGTGTCGCCCCCGATGGTCACATACGCATCACTGGCCTGATTGTCCAGATAGTTGATATTTATGTTGTCCACGCGGGATGTTCCGGTATTGCCGGGTTCAACCCCAAGGCCGACGTTGCCCTTGTTGATGTATATGTCGGAAATTGCGGTCCCCTTCAAGGAAAGGCCGTATTGGCCCGTAGTGGGGGTGAATGTCCTATTGATCTCCGGGTCCACATTGCTGCTGCCGATGTCGATCCAAGCCTGACCGGCTCCGGCAAAACGGAACACCTTGCCACTGGCTAGGGCAATCTTGAAATAAGCGTTGTCGGTCCCGCCGATTTGGCCGCTATAGCCCTCATCGACGACAAACTGAGTGTGTGCAGTGGTTTGGGCGGCACCGGTTCCGCTGCTGGTAAGTCCATACAGTATTGACCCGGCACCGGCGGCAACGGTAACGGAGTCGGTGTCTGCGGCAATGACCTCGCCATCCCAGTTTTCTGCCTGATGCCAGACATTCGGACCCGAGTTGCTGGTCGTAGCGGTGGAGGTCCCCCAAGTCGGGGTACTCGATCCGCTAGACGTGGTTGCGGCGACCCGGAACGGCACGCCAGCAGTTTTGGCGGTCAGGGTAAGGGCGATTGAAGTGTGGGACGCCGTAACCCGCTGCACAACCTCGCTGGGATCGTTGTTCCAGAGACTGGTGAAGTTGGCGAGAAGAAGAGATGTCGCGGGATCACTGGTTCCAACTTGCGTGTAAACCACTCGGCTGATCGACCCGTCCTCTCCTGTAGCCGAGATGTACCACTTTACTGCGCCTGATCCGCGAGCAACTCCGGACCATGTATTAACCTGCTTTATCGCAGGAGCGTTACCTACAAACTTTTTAACAGCCATTATTAGGCATCCTTGCCTTGAATTTTGAGTTCCCTATTGCATAGTAGCATCACAACATCGTGGTTGTCGCCGTTATTCACCGATACGGCAAAAGTCGGTTCAGCTTCTTTTGCCGCTTGCGGCATCCGCCGCACTTCTTGATCCCCATTTTCGACGTGACCTTGGCTATGCTGTCGCCAAGACCTCTGGATGGCACGTCTGGCACAGAAATCTTAGACTGCCCCGCATCCCCAATCCAGTGCTTGGCACTGACCTTCTCAAAATCCTCTTGGGTCATCCAGAACCAGTCCCCGGCGGAATCGAATGCCTTGTCTCGTACATCGGACAAGAAGTCCGAGCGGTGCCGAGGTGCTGCTTCGACGTGAGCCTTCCACGATAATCGGATCTTGTCCATTATATCTCCTATCTGAACGGATCTTCCCCTTTCTCTACAATACCCTTGACATCTATGGTCGATACCAGCATATTACCGCCACAGGCATACAGAACGCGGTAAACCCCCTGCGGCTCCCAATGCGGGCCAAATCCAGCCCAGATGTAGTCGTCTAAAGCACAGTGGTCGCATGCAATCTGGAGTATCCATCCGCATTCGTGCTGGTTTGACCTCCGGACGCGAGTGAAGAAGTGGTTAAGACCCTTGCTATCGAACCTGTTTTGGCTCGGGTTATCGATACGGTATGTGCATCTGGTTTCGTCGTAGTCCCGGAGAATGCCGTTCCAGTCATGATTCCCACCCCCGTCGCAATCGGAACAGGTAGACAGCCCGGAAATGTCAACCAAGAGCCGCAGGGGGAAATCGCAACATGCCATCGGTAAATCGCCTCAGTCGCTGCTACACGCACGCCCGGTGTTCAGTCGTCGCACACTACCTTTCCGCTGCCTGAGTCGGGCCTGAAATCGGTGGTATATCTGAACGAGACGTTGCCAGAATGTCCAGCACAATTGCAGATCCCCACGATATTTACAGATGTCCAATTTGATGGCTTGGGGGGGCAGTTTGAGTGACCTGCACAAGCACTATCAGATGGGTAAAAAGGTTCGTCGTCGTCGTCACTGAGTACCGGCCCCAACTCTGCCGCTGCGGGGTAAGTGACTCCATCTCTGTAAAACCACCTGCCGTCCCCGTTTCCCAAATCTACGCAGAGTATATGTGCTTCAGGGCTGACACTGAATGCTGGGTCCCTAGTGAGGTCTTTGGTTGGGTTGGTTGCCCATATACAATCGACCCCATGCGAGTCCACGACCGCCATCACGCCGTTGAGTGTTGCGCACGAACCGCTAAAGCCCGATACCTCGAATATCCAGCCCGCATAGGTGGATGTGGGGAGGCTGCCGCATGCTTCACATTCCGCCGCAGTCGGACAGGCAGACGCGACGTACTCGTTGCAGATGCACCCTTGGGGGGATAGCTTGGTTAGTGTTATTTCCGCCGGGCCAGTGGCGCATCCTCCAGTCCTCCGTATCGGACTCGCTTCGGGAATACTGCTGTTGCTCTCTCCTTCCCATAACACAATATTGTCCCCGGACGTTGCACATTCAAGCCTGACGAAGGTTTGGAACGTGGTTATAGACATGTCTCCGCCTGCACCCGGCGTAGACCCAGCCAAAGCCTTGCCATGGGTAGTAAACCCCGAGATTTCCCCTCCGTTACGACCGAGTGTGTAGCTGCAATGATCCCAGTAAGGGAACCTGAGTTCCCCTACTACCGGAATCACCTCGGGAATATCCGGCCTGAAAACTCCGTCCCAAGCGTTGAGGGTTTTTGTGTTAACGGTGGGGCCAGCGGTACAGCTACCGCAACCCGTTACAGGAAAAAGCGTGTTGTGAAAGTCGTCTATCGAGTAGCACGGGTGAATACACCCGACCGGCGGATGCCCGTATGTGAATGACTGGGTTAATGTCAATTTTCACCTCAACCGTGACATGTGCCGAGATGATATCCGGGCATATTAAAGCAATAAAGCACTGTACCTAGTTGAACAAGCTTGTTCATCAACACTATGGAGTTTTGTTCCGACTGGGGATTATTGGGATTTTCTGTCCCCACATGACCATGATCATCCATGGGACCCCAGCCAACAGGCTGGTAGTTCGGAGGATACTGATTCTGCTTGATATTGGCCCCGAAAATCCAGTGCTGCTCGGCCTCGCATACTTCTGAGTCTTGCTTGTGTAGCAATTCCCGCACATTGAAAGCCGCGCCGAACGCCAAGTTCATGTTTCCTTCTGATGGTACTTGATATTCGCGGCCATGTTCCATATCAAGTACCGCTAGGTACGACCCGGCACCTAAATCCCCCTCGGGGTCGTCTTCGCCCGTCCCAGAATCGAATGATTCGGCTTTCAACTGCACTTCTTCCCACGCATAAAGCCATTGGTAATTGTGTACCCTGCCACCAACTTTTATATACCGGTCGCACTTGCCGTCAGGTCCGGGAATGCCTTCAAGTCCGGGAACAACTGCCTTCTGGGAGCCGATTATTTTGGCCGGGAAAACTTCCGGCTGTTCAGGCGTAAAATCTTCAGCAGTATCTTTAGCAATGGTTACCCATCCCGGACCCTGACTCACCCCCGGACCATTAAATGCGCGGGGAACAGTAGAGAGCATTTCTCTCAGGTAATCTCGAAGAGTCTCGCCAGATTCTGGTTCTCGATAGAAGTCGGCCATTATGAAGGGTTACTCGACTGCTCAGTAGGTTCATTCCAACTTTTAGCCTCATACTGGAGTATCTTGTAGAATCTCGGAACCACTTTCCCAGTGTATTTGTCTTCCCTTTCCGTTCTCACTATCTTCCAAAACCCGTCCGGTCGGTAATGGTACTGATACCAGCCATGGTAAGTCACGTCGCCATCTTCGTCCATGTCCATTGTCATATGGAAGCCAGCGTATCTCAACGTGAATTTAGCTAATGCGATTTCTACCCCTGTCGTAGTTTTTAGTATCCCTTCCTTCTCGTTTATCGTGTTCAAATTTCTTATATGGTCTTGAGACAGAGGTGTGCGGGAAAGGCTAAACGGAACGTCAAGCTGGACGCCCATAAAATTCTTTTCATACCCCGCGTTAGTGTGCTTGACATCAGGCATAATGTGGGTCTCTTGGGCCTGGTCGTCAGGAATTTTGAGATCGTACCACCTCGCCGTCAGACCAATCGAATTGATCTTCATGATGGTCTGCGAAGCGGCTGGGTTATTAGGAGACGAAGAGCCTGATCTGATTCCGTAGTTCTCGGTGACAATGGCCTGCCCGCCGTCAAGTTTCTTGACAGTCCGAGACATTATGGGAAGAGATGTTCCGGGAAACGTAATGTCGCCCAGTTGTGCCAATGCCTTCAACTCGGCAGCCGAATCCGCACCGCTGTCTATGAAGTGGGTTCGTGTTGCCCGCGTCTGTTTCCTCTTGGCAAAGTTCTGGGTATACGATGACCCGCTGCCTATGTTATTGATATCGGTCTTTTTTGCCATCAGAAAGCTACCGTAATTCCACCCGAGTTAAGGGAATCTATATTCGCGTCGATAGTCTGTAAAAACTGCCGTATCAACCGCAGTTCCTCCAAAATTTCCATGTCCTTGTTGCCTGCTTCGACCCCGGTGTTTGGCGATCCTCCGAATACTGACGACCCTGTCGTCTCCATGCCGAAGAGCGGAAGCCCGCCTCCGCCAAGATTTGGTACTGATGGTTGTCCTAAGATTCCCACGTCTGTTACCCCCTATCAATCAAATCTGAATCTGGCCTGGAATTTAACTTCCCCGCCTGCCGCCGCGTTGGACATAATCGTGCAGTCGTAAAGTAGGGCTGGCTGGGCAATATTAGCGGTGGCCCCTATATCAAGGGTCAGTGTATTTCTAGGCGGCTCCCCGCCCAGTGTGTCCACGCCGGAAGGGAAGAGCCATATGTAGTAGTTGCCCGGATCAGGAGTCCAGCTAGACGCCGCCCCATCAGTCTTAAAGGCAAAGGACATCTCTATCGGGCCACCCTCGCCGAACCTAGCCGACAGCTTTTTCTCTTCGATCACGACCGCTGTGGCCAAGGTTCCGAAGTTGTCTATCACGAAGGTGGCAGTCGTGCTTATGGGATGGTTTGAGCTATAGGTCATGTCGCTGTCAAACTGTCCTCCAGCCGCAGCGGTTGCATTCCCGGACACGCTTCCGGTGACTGACGGCACGGCGTGCAACCACTGTTTCTTCTTGTCGCCTGACCCGGTCACGTCTTTAAGAGGACCCCAAGATTTCCTCAAGGTCCACGCTTGAGGGTTGATGGCAATCTCGGTATCTGAGGTCGATAGGGAGTTATCTTGGGATAAGGACGAGACTCCGGTAGAATCTATCATCACCGTTCCTTCGGCATAAATTTCACCAGTGGTCAACCCCTGAATCCAATTTTTCTGAGCGTCAGACCTCCCGTCCTGTGATCCAGTAACGTCATGCGTGGCCGACTGCTCCACAAGTGCCGCACGCTGTATCGACAAGTTCACGCTTGCGCCTACGTTGAACGATCCGGACTGAGCGATGGGGAATGTAGTAGAAGCCACTTGCGTTAGCCCTTTGATGCCATCGGCAATTCCATTGCCGGTAATGTGTTGTAGGCATAGTACCTTCTTCCACGCTCGATCTCCTGCTCAAATTTCTCCATGGCAGCAGGAGCGTCCGGATGCCCCGGCGCGCCATAGAGTAGAAACGCCCTCACCCCCCATCGGACTACATTGCCCACGAACTCCTCGTTTATCCTCAATGTCACGCTATCTGGAGAAGATGTACCAAGAGTCCATGCCTGCTCACCGACCCAATGCGTTATCGAGATGTTGTACTGCTGGTCCGCCTGCTTGTCGAACTTAGCCAAGTTGTCCCTCTCAAAGGCGATCATGACCGGCTTGCCCACCGGGGTCTCCCCCTGAAACCTCCTTCGCACAGTCTCGTATGGGACCAGTTTCATCGGAGAACCGGATATCTCAGCCCGGATGAATCTTGGAATGGTGAAGTCGCCGATGGAGGAGACTGGATTCAGCGTGCTGTCAGTAGATGCCAAGGCGCATACGGTCGTGAGAGTGTAGGCTCGCGTTTCCTTCAAGAACCGGTCGCAAGCATCCCTTATGGCCCTGTCGATCTTGGCAAGGCTGAACTGGGTGGTCGTTATGTGAAGAGCCGATTGGGTTGCGGTCAACCGGGCTTCAGTCAAAGTCATAGCCATTACGAGACTCCCGCATGGGACCAGTTGTAGTTCGTGCTTCCCGTGGGCTTGCCGACCTGAAGTATGCCGCCACGGGACTGACCCATTATTCTCTGCTGTCCGGAATCCGCCCTCTTCATCGACTGTATCTCGGGAGATGTGACAAGCCTGTCAACATGCCCGTGATCATTGGTCCGGTAGTAGGCCCCAAAGGCTCGCACGCACTGGATCAGGGCCATCTCTGCCCACGGCGGCACATTCGCCACAGCAGACCCCATGGTCATGGTCACCCAACCGGCGATATAGGCAAAGCGTATAGCCCCCTCCTGATCCGTGGCCGGAGTCGGATTAATCTCCAGACGTGGAAGACCAAGCGGGGACACGGTGTCCGATTGGCTGGGGTAGGCCAAGGCGACGTGATACATGGACGGCGTAGAAACAGCCGAACGCCCCAATAAATCCAGTTCCTGAAGCGTACTCAGAGCTACATCAAATGTCAGTGCGCCCTCCCTAGTCACGCCCAAGATCGTGCCATTGCCAAAGTCCGGAGGCATTCTCACCCAAGACTGACCCGCGACGAAGTCCAAGAGAACCGATGGCCTAGCCAGCCATCTCCATGGATGCAGTCCAGCTAGGAACTGACCAGCCTGATTAACGATCTGGTTCTCGTCCAGCCGCCCGTCGTGTTCCTCTCCAATAACAATATTGAGTTGGTCAACGAGTTGCGCGTATGTGATGGCCATGTCAATAGTCCTCGCTGGATTCTATCACTTGGTAGCAAGCTCATCCAGTAGCCGTGGCGTCCAGCCTGGCCTCAAGCCTTGACACTCTGTCCGCCAAAGCGTGATGATCGGTTGTCATCGAGTGGCAAACGCCCTGCAACGACTCGATGGCTTTCCCGAGTTGTTCTATTTTTGAGGACAGCACGGCAGTCGTAGTCTTGATTGACCCCACTACCCACACCCCGCCAATAGCAATAGTCACGAGCGTGATAATCAACTGCACCCATTGCGAGACGCTGAAGCTGTCCATGTCTATCTTCCTTGAATAATAATAGCTACTGTTTCACAATACCCCTCGTCTCGGAGTGTTATCGCGGCGATAGGCCGCGTAAAGACCATGAATCTCGGCAGCGGTAAGGACCTTACCGAACACTGCAACTTCCGATATGTGGCCAGAGAAGAACGCGGTGGTATTATTCTCCGATCCTATAAACATGCTGGTGGACGCATCATTTGATCTTGATCCAACACCATTAACGGCGTTCTCCATGGCAACAGCAACGCCATTAAAGTACACCAATGCGTTTGCAGCAGTAGTTGACCCGTCCCATGTGCATGTAACCATCGTCCACACACTCTGGGTCGAACTGGTGGACAAGGGCAAAGATACGGCAGAGTCATTCCTCAGATTGGTGCTGCCGTGATCAACGAATATGCGAATTTTGCCGGTGCTGGTGAGAACCACTATCTTGACCAAGGCTCCCTTTGTGAGAAGACGAGTAGCTACAGCAGTTGGCTTTGCCCAGAAGTTGTAGGAGAAGGTCGTCAGGTTGTCGATATTGGTTGCCGATCCCAAGGACACAGTGTCATTGCTGGCATCGAACAACACTCCCGAAGTTGACGGGCGAATCCTTCCTATGCCCTCGTTCGCATTTGTTATAGGCCCTCCGGTATAGGTTGCGTTTACGGGGGTCGCGCCTGCGGCTGAAGGCATTGACCTGTCAATAGCGACAGTCTCCCCGGAAGGCTCGTCCATGGGGTAATACCGAAGAGGAATAAGATTGCCGAGTTTGCCTCGTATATTTTGCATCAGTCGTCTGGAACCTCCCACTTGCTTGGTTCCGCCTTCATGATTGCTATCGACTCGCTCAGTGGTTTAAGTTTGCCTTCTAGTTCACTCGGAACAGTCTGTGGTTGCCCGCCCACAAACGGCTCAAACTCAACAATAGCAGTCTGGTTATCCAGAGATATCCGCAGATTTTCGCCTCCATGCGCATCAAGTTCATCCAAGCCGGATTGATTGGGCATGAATGCGTACAGGTATCTGGACATTACAAGTTTCTCCAGGCGACGTTGCATCCAGTACCGGCGGTTGAGCCTGCATCCATGTCGAACCACACGTCCAACTTCTCGAATCCCTTATTGCGGATAATCAAGGCCGCGTTTCCATTATCTGCTGGCGAAATTATCTCGTAATCCGATGTGCCGATATTGGTGGTGTCAAGAACGATAGTGTCGCACCAGAATTCACTGTCTGTTACGATACCGCCAGAGAGGCCATTTCGAGACCCCATCGTGGCCGCAACTCTTATCAGAAACGTAGCCGTCCATTGGTGCGTACTGCTGGTCAAAGAGACAAACCTAGACCAGCCGTACACATAAGCATGGAAATCATCGTTCGCGGTGTCCGTCCCGAAAAAGTGCATCAGAGTGTCTTGATCTGATGTGGGAATGACCACATGATTTGCGGTTGGGGTCCCTGAATCAGTGGTTGACGGTTCCGTAGTCGTATCGGCTGGGAACGATACGGCTGTATCGGTAGAGTTATTGGTCAGGCCCCGCCTTAGAATGTTTCTCTGGGTGTAGAGAGAACTGCTTGACATGGAAGACTCCTTTCTTCGTTAGTCGGTCTTGAAGTCCGTGTTGTGATGACGGTTCAGGTAAACAGCATCAGCGTGACATCCGCATCTCCTTGACCATTGGCTACGTTTCTCTGCACGACGATACGGTCAAGCAGGGTGGTCGTAGTCTGGACGGTAGTTGAGACGATAGCCGACGTATTCGCCACGAAATCGTCACTGGAAAATATAAACGGCACGTTAGCGGTAATGCCGATAGCGGCGTAGTCGGGAGTGGTTGCGGTTGATCGGAACTCAGCGAGAACTGCCTGATCGGACAAGATTATTCCCACGTCAAAATTAGATACCCCGGAATCTCCGGCGGTCCACATAGTCACGGCGGTGTAATTGTCGGCCACGATAGCTCTAGCGGAAAAATGCTCATCGTCCGTTGCCTTGATAGTCCTTGGCGCAGCCGTGGACAGGTCACCGATTTGCACAACTTGGCCGTTGGGAAATACAGCTTCGACGGAACTCCATATATTTACGTTGGTTGACATTGGCGGTCCTCCGTGACCTTTTTAGACATCATAGCATCCTTTTGCTCTTGGGAAACAGCAAAATGATCTGCATGACTTGATACGACTGCCGTGGCCATTCGCCTGAAGTGTTCTCGCATCGCAGGTGTATCCGCCTGTTCTGGTGTCATGAAGCTGATTGGGAACGCCAAGCAGGCCCGGTACGCTGCGGCCAATACTTGATTCGCCAGGGTCTCGTTCTGCTGATAGGCATAGCCGTAGAAGGGCGGCGACCACGGGAACGGCTTGGTAAGTTGAGTGTCTCCAAGAATATCCACACGCCTTCTAAGTCCCATGGCGACCCCAAGCCAGAACTCCATGCACGCCTTGTGCTGGAAGTATTCAATACTGTCGTGTAGATGGTACATGCCACACAGCACGATATGCTCAAGGCCCTCCGTGAGGGCATGGGCCAGCATGTACGCCCCGGTACACTGGAAATACTGGATATTAGTATTGAATGCCGAGACGACCTCATTCAGGGGAAACGCTTCTGATCTCGGAACTTCAGGCCATGGCTCTCGGCAAATAACCCGCACGTCTTCGGGCAGGTCGTTAAGTCCATCTATAAATTCTTGGTCGAACTGGTGAATGTTGTCGAAGAAGTAGACTCTGGTCACGCCCGGCTGCCTCATGAAAGCCCGGTTGATGCACCATATTTCGATGTCGCCAGCATCGTCCTCGTTATAAGCCTCGATCATTCCGACCAGAACGACTTTTTTAGACTTGCATGGCATATCGGGATTCCCATAGGCCCTTGGCCAGTGCAAAAGAATTAGAGTCGTGAATCTCCATCACATCACCCTTCTGGCTTACAACCGGCACGAACGAGTTGGCCACGCCACCAGAGACCCGCTCGGCCAGCGGGCCTCCGTCCACGATATACCTGTCCGGCATCTCTTCAGACCGTATCGGCATGTCGTCTTCATCGTACCTCGCGACCCCATCTTTATCTATATAACAGGCATAGAATGGGTGTTCTTGGTCCGCCTTGAACATGGTCCTGGCCCTTGCCGCCCCGCCCTCCATGGCCATGATAGTCTCGTCGATCAGCTTGGGCTTCATGATCAGGCAACATCCCATCAGGCGTACAGACACGAAGTCTTCAACTTGACCGTTACGCGACCTCCACTGCAAAGAATTCCACTCCACGATCTTCTCGTTCTGACCATCAAGATCGTCTTCCTCCTGACACAAGCGGTCATCCCGGTCGTAGAATTCCACGCCAGCCTCTACCGCTATCTGCTGGATGTCCGGGCAATTAGTGGACACGACGACATCCGCAGCCAGAGAACTCCCCTTGGCAGCGTCCATAACGTGACGGATGACGGGATATCCGTCTATCAGAAGCAGGTGCTTCTTCGGGAGCCTCGTGGACCCGGCCCTAGCCTCGATGAATATCACGCTGGTCAATTATCATTCACCATTCCAATTACGCGGACGTAGCGGCGGTCACTGTGCCGGTGGCATAGGTCACTCCCGAAAAGTACGGGGGCCACCGTATGCAGCCCCCGTAACAGCGTCTTTAAGCAACGCGGTAGACGATAAACGTATTCGCCGCAGATCGCCGGTAGAAGAACATGCCGGTCGCAACGTTACCGTCCGCATCCTGAGCATCAACAACCGGGTCTCCAACGACGGTCACGCCAGAGCCAGCGGTTAAGGTGATGTCACGGCCCGCCCCAGTTGCCAGATTTAAGATGCTCTGAAAGAAACCGTCACCATTAGCAACAGTTCCGGGCAAAGCAGCTTCAATCTGCGTACCCGTTCGCGTAGTAAACGCTGCCGCAGAGGTAGGAGTAGCCTCGATAATGCGGGCGATCTGCTCGGCAGCACTAAACGTCGCACTATCATCAAGACCAGTCTCAGCAGCAGCGATAGAATACATCTGCGGTACCTGCGCCGAGTCCATGTGCTGAAACGTCTCGCGTCCGGTGTGCGTTTCCGCTCCCGTATGCGTTTCCGCGCCAGTGTGGGTCTCCACACCAGTGTGCGTGTGTGCTACAGTGCTTTTGATAATTTCAGAACCGACAAGTCGTTTTGTTTCAGTTCTATTAGGCATAACTTGGACCTTTCGCGGGGTGATTTCTAAGCAGCAGTTCCCGACCCCATCGCGGGTGCTGCCATGACCACATGTACAAGCGGCCATAGTCTGATAAAACCACCACTCGCCACGCAGCGGGTGGTGGCTGACGCAGGTGAATATAGACGCACAAATAATCCTGCGGACAAAGTAGTTTATCCTGAAGCCGAACCGGAGGAGTTAAACGCCCATCCGTCGAACAGGACCTTTATCACGGTTGCCGACCCACCTGTGGTCCCGGCCTCCAACGCAAATCCGATCCCAGCATTCCCGTCCGTTCGCTTTGTGGCTATAGCGGAAGCCTGGGGCATAATACTGTCTGTAATAGCCACCGCAGTAGAGGGGGCGACCAAGCATCCGTGGATGCCGCGAATCAGGAATTTGCCCTGCTTGTCATTGGCCGTTGCCTCCATGGCCAAGCAGAATAGCCAGCCTTCCAGATGGGCCGTGACGGGTTCGATGACGTTGGCGAAGGGATCGTTCGCGGTGGTCGTGTAAGCGTCCACGTCGCCGTCCGTGCCGCCAAGATCGAAGGCGCACACGTCACCGATGTCCAGTGTGGCTCCAGTTCTGTTCGTGGCGAAAGTGGTAATCGTCTGAGCTTCCACCCACGAACCCGGTACAGTAAAAAGAGGCATCTGTGATCTCCTTATGCTGCCCCTGCCTGCTCCGGAGCAGTCCCCGGCCAGTAAGGCTGCAACACTCAGGTTGTTGCGGACATCCATGCCCGCGTGAAAAAGGCAACTAGGCGGTTAAGCCTAGCCGCCCGTGGCTTAACTAGCCTGCAAGTAACCCTGACGCTGCCTCGACAGGCAGACCAAGTTGCAGTAAGTATCGACCCACGCCACCATCGTGTCCGGCTGATCCGGGAACACTTGCGGAGTTCCGACCTGCATGAACTTCTGGCGGTGGAACACCAACTTGATGTGGCTCATGTTCAGGAAGATGTAATCCGGGCTTCCTGAAGAGAACGAAGTGGCATCGTCCATACCCTCGTTGTTCACGACGGGGATATTCAGGAACACGGGGTTCCCGTAGGCGGGGTCCTGTGGACCCGCTCTGGTGATGTCGTTGTTCGCCCGCACGGCCTTCATGTAATCCTTTCGGCCTTCGCGGTTGGTGAAGATAACCATCCGGCGGAAGTCGTCGTCGGAGAAATACTCCTGCGAGGATGGCGGACGTTTGAACACGACCAACTGGCTGATCGTGTCGAACCCGGCGATGATGCCGTTGTCGGTATCAAACGGTGTCGAAGCCGTGTAGGTGGTATTTTGGTTCTGCCACGCAGACTTCGACGACGGGTTGATTCCCAAAACATTCGTGAATCCGGAAGGCGCGAGGCCGTCCGAAGTAACGAAAGCAAAGATGGAATACGGATCAGTACCGGTGGCCGCTTCCATGTTTGCGTTGCTGGCGGCGGCTGTCATAAACCGCTCCATCTTGTTGAAGAGCGAGGTGTACGCCTGCTGGTACTTGAACCTCTTGATTCTCTTGTACTGCTGGAACATGGCGTTCTCGCCGCCACCTTCATTGAGCAGGACTTCCTGCTCGTTCCAAGTTATGGGAACACGGACGAATCGCCAGTTGGCGGTGAGCGTCGTCGCTCCCTGTATGTTAGACACGCTGGCCTTTTCGCCGGGGAGATAGGCCCCTGCCGTCAGCGGGTCGTCCAGAAGAATCACATCCTTGATCTGCGAACCGCCTTGCACTTCTTTCTTGGCGGCATAGAACGCAGACAGGGATGCGAAGTTACGAAGTTGCGCATCATTGATCACATCGTCGGGACCCGACAGGTACGCGGGACCCGTTCCATCGGTAAAAAAATCAGTAAATAGACTTAGGGCTGCACCGGCCATTATTTAACTCCTTATCCCTCGGCGGTCTGTCCGAATACCTGACGATACATCTTGCCGAAGTCCAGACGTTCCTGTTCCTCAGACGTGAGATTTCGTTCTCGGGACCCGGTAGTTGTCGCACGAGGTTGCCCGTTCCTTCTGGAATGGGCGCGTTTTAGCATTGAAGATTTCAGGTCATCAAGTCTTGAGTCAGCCAACGTCCACTTCACGGCCTCCCGGTAAACTCCACCTACCGTGTCGAACGCATTGCCGGGGGACTGCACAATGGTGTCGTACCGCTTCAAGACTTCCTCTTGAACTTTCCCGTCTTCCAATTGCGGAAACTCTGAGGACATAAGGCTCCTAGCCGCCTCAATCTGATCTGCTACGCGAGCGATCTGAAGACTGTTGATCTTGTCGTCACGCTCTTTGAGTTCGGTAGAGAACCTGTTAGCTATGTCCGCAGTGAGATGCTCCGCAAGGCCCGACAACGCCTTGGCAATCGGGTCTTTAGCTTCACCCAAGAGATCGAGGTTCTCCTCATTCACGAGTGGAGAGAGAGCCTCATCGATCATCTCCTGAACGGATGAAGCATCGACAGCTTCGCTAACCGCAGCCTGCTGCCGACGAAGGGTGTCGGACTGTTCCGAGCCTTGGCCCTTGAGCCAGTCCCGGTACTCGTTACCGAAGCGGTCTTGATCTGCCTGAGCCTTTGCCCGCTTTTGGCCATGGGACAAAAACTCTTCAGGCTTATCGTTGTACCACCTCTGTATACGTTCTTCGGGCAGTCCATCCCGAACGAGGGCCGCTATGGCCTGATCGAAACCTTCGGGTTGTTCCTCGGTCTTGTCGTCCGACGCTTCGGGTTCGACCGGTTCCTTGGAATCCGAGTCTTCGGCTTCACTAACCTCTTCTTCTTCCGCTTCTGCCTCCCCGTCTTTTGACTCTTCCTCCGTCTCCTTTGCTTCCTCCGCTACCGTATCATCGCCAGACTCCTGAGAAGCAACCGTTCGGCGATACAGTTCATCAAAAACGGCTCGCTCTTGATCGTCATTAGATTCAACGGGCGCAGCGTCCGCGTTTGATGCCTGATCGCCGGTTACGACTTGTTCTTCTGCTACAGAGGTCTCTGCCATGTTGTCGGCCTCCTTGCCGTGCCGGGGTTAGAGTCGTCCTAACTCATCCCTGGAAAGGTATATGGATGATTATTACTCGTCAAAAATCATCTTGTCAAATCGATTATCGAGTTCTGCTTTCAATATCTTGTCATGCTGGCCCAGTTCCTTGCAGGAAAGCTCGCCCGCGTCGGTCGCCTTTAGCAGTCCATTGCCCGTGGCTGGCCTTGATCGACGCGGGCGAGTTCCCCCGATTCCGGCATCACAGGTCATTTGCATTGTAATCCCTCGTGAATCCGTATCTGCGGCACAGGTCCCTCTCTTCGTGCTGGCTGCGGATGATAACCTTGCCGTAATCCCGCCCCTCCTCTTTTACCCACTCCACATTATTATTTTGCGGCTTGTTGGGGTCCTGACCGCCGAACTGCGGGAGAGTGGACGATATTTTCGGGTACGACGACAGGTCATAGGCACTGCCGTCAGCAATATTCCTAGACATGACCCGGCGATACACCTTCCCGCTCCGATTCACGGGCGTGCCGATATCCGGTGCCTTGCTCATGGGTCGGTCAACCTCGATCACCTCTCCGTCATCAGCCATGAATTCGTAAATCATTACTGGTCCTATGATCCAAAAGCCTCGGCGTTCATTCCGCCAGATTCCCTAGCAAGGGCAATGTGGGCGCGTCCTGTCATTGACGAAGGTATGTTGGCCCTGTCTCCGGGCAATCTCGGGGACGATGCCGAAGCCACTCGGGCCGCTTGGCTTTCCATCTGCTGCTGGGCCGCGCCCGGATTGGCCTGTTGCATAAGGGCATTGCTCTGGGCTTCCGCAAGTTTCTGGAAATCTATCCAGTCGTCTGCATCGCCCACGTTAAGCGACTGAAACAGTGTTCTGACCGGCTCCCGCCACTTGATCCACGGTGTCTGCGACATGACTTGGGACAGGCTGGACACCGTCTCGAATGCCAACTGGACTCTTCTCTGGAACATGGCCTGATCGGTATGCTCCATACTGAGAGGGTCTATCGAAAGACTAAGATCGAAGAAGTTGAAATGCTCGCGTCCGCCTTCAATTCCGCCTTGGAACTCGCTGACGCCAAGACGCTTGCCTTCCTCTCCTAAACTGGCCGAGAAGTCTTCGCCATAAAACCCGTACCACGCGGCAGTTTTGAATATTGTTGCCACAGCCATGCGGAACTGACGCTTGATGCCGCCAATCCGGGCCTTTACGCCGGTATCCGCTATGCTGGCTTCCGTTGCGGTAACACCGCTCGTCTCGCCGCGATAAGCGTCCGAGAGTCCAGAGACACGGTTCAACCTTTCTCGGGAGAACGATACGAATTTGTACTCGGCCTCAGAGGTTCCGCCGATCTCCATCTGCCCTATCTTATCAGTGTCGTCCAAAAGGATCACGTCCCCGTTGCTGGCGTGCTTGATCGTCTCCATGTCAGCCGTATTGGACTTCTCTCCATAAGCAAACTTCTTGAACCCTGCGGCATTTTCAGCAGCCGCTGTGGTATGCGCGTTCAATTCCTCCCACTGCTCTGCCGTTGCCGCCAGAGGAGAGAGCGGATACGGCGAGTTCATGACTTTCATGGACCCGTGCATCACATAGGGACCCCATGGCGGCGCGTAGGCTGGCCTCGGGTCCCTAATCATGTACGCTTTCTTGGAGGTTCCCGCCGGGGTATTGGCGACAGCCACGGTGTATATGGTCCCGTTGTATTCGGGGGCATCGGAAAGCTCGTTCATCTCCGGGACCCAGATGTCCCAAGCCACTATCTCGTTCCTCGTCGGTATCGACAGGTGCTTGCGTTCTGCAAGGTAAACCTCAACATCCGCATCAACCGACAGCTTTTCTATCACGTCGGAGTTGTAATCCGGATCATCTACAAGGTCGTCCTTGTCCGCTATCCACATGTGTCCCATGTACCTAGGGCCATTGGATTGCATCGGATTCCAAGTCATGGCGGCTGGATCGAGAATGAAATGCTGCGGTGCGATCCTGATGATGTAGGGCTGCTGCGGGGTCATCTCGACCCCTTGGTATCCCGGCTGGTTTCCTATGGTCACCAAGGCCACCATGTGGGCGAACATGAAGTCCACGGCCATATCGCTCAGTGGCTGGGCCACATTGGAATCTTCGGACCACCTGTTCAGGAACAACTCCAACCCCTGGGCCATGTCGCCCATGGTGGTCATGCCGAACGCATCGGTCATGTCCGGCCTGGCTGCCCTTATCTTGCAACGGGGGTTGTCGTAAACAAGTGTCGGCAACATCACCGACTGGTACTCGTAGCCGTGATTCTCGGTAACGGGCGACCCCGGCTTGCGATCCACCCGATAGAACCGGCCATACGAGCGTCGGATGAGGTCATCCAGACGGTCTAAAAACTTTTCGCGAAACTCGGTGGCCGCGAGAATTTCCTGCCTCAGGCTATCGGCATCGACTTTAAGCGACATCTATGACTGCCTCCTGAGGAGACTCCGTGATTGTCTTCATGGCTGACTGGCGGTTAATGGCTTCCATCGTGTCCGCAACCTTGTCCTTGGGTATGAACTTGAAGTTGGGGCCTTCGCCGATCACCCGCCTGCGATCATCCGTCACCACAATCGGAGTGGCGGTATCGCCCCATTCCTGAACATGCGGAAACAAAGCCCGCCACTCGGGATTTACAAGCATCAGGCCCGGACCTTCCTTGTTTGGGAACTCGGCAGTCGGCATGGTCTTCTCGTATTCCTCGATAATCCTCTTCATGGTCTTTCGCCGAATGTCTGGGTCAAAGGGAATAGACCCGAACATCTTGGGCGGAAGCGGCCACAACTGAACAGTGCCATTATCCATCGTAATCATCTGCCATCCCTCTGGCGGCTGGGTTCCGATAGGGACCGTCATTCCAGAATGAACAGATGTCCGGGTCGGCTGAATGTTGGCCTCTGACTCGGGTACGCTTTTAACCCCAGAAGGGGGTTGCTTCTTCCGTGAAGGCATAATGAGTAACTCCTTTTACTCTGTTTCAAATGCGATCTGTAGACCATATTGGCGGGCTTGGCTGTGGCCCGAAAATCTTGTCCATTCCAAGCATAGCCCCAAATGAATCCTTCGGCAAGCCTGGAACGCCCGGCTCTTGCCATAAGTTTCTATTATTAGAGAACCCGGCGGCGTAGGCGAGAGCGTCCACCTGATCGTCGTGGGACCCGTGAGGGAAACTAATCAGTTCAGATTCCAATTCATTGAGCCACGATATCCTCTTTGGGAAAAATATCTTGCCATTTTCGATCCAGATCGATCCGATCAAGGCTCTGGTAATCTTCTGCCTGTCGGCTTTCATGGACTTTACGGTAATTCCGTCCCGCTTGAACCTCTGAATGGCAGCAGTTCCCGTAGTTCTGTCCTCGATTCCGATGAACAGCGGATGCCACAGTTCCTCCATGATCCGCATTTGCTTTTCCACGTCCGGGGCTTGAAGCTGATCCCGGAACTGCTCCACCAGAATCATATCGTTTTCGTTCTTGTCAACGTCCCAGACCTGAATAACCGTGTAATCCGACTGGGTTTTGTCCGTGAAAGCCAGATCGCAGGTCATAAACCGCCAGCAATGGTCTTTTTGAATTCTACGGTCAGCCTGGTCTCCCCGCTTCAAGATGTAGTAGTTGTCCTGCTCTTCGTAATACCGGAACCAAGACCGGTTGAACATGCCGCCACCGGCTGGAACCGGTCTTTGTTGGTACAGGGCGTTCCACGATCTGGTCCCCTCGACCCTCTTGATACGCTCCAAGTCTTCCTTGGTGTAACGCTCAGGCCAAAGAGGATCGCCAGCTTCCCGCTTCAGTGGATCATCCTCCTCGGCCATGGCTGGCAAGTTCACCAGCCTCCACTTCTCGCCGCCAGCCCTCTCTTCTGACAGAAGTCTCCCGATAAGATCGTCCTCGTGCCAGCGTGTACTTACCACCACCATGCTGGCCCCCGGCTCAAGACGGGTATACATGACCGACCTGTACCAGTCCCATATCTTGTCCCGGACAACTTGGGACTCCGCCTCTTCCTGATTCTTGATCGGGTCGTCGATGATCCCTATATCGCAACCGCGACCGGCGATGGGGCCTCCGACACCGGCGGTCATCATGGCCCCGCCTTCCGTAGTCTCCCATCTCTGGGCTGCCTTGGTATCCGTCCGGACATCTATGCCCAGTTTCTTGGCGTGAAGAACGATGGCGTCACGAACCTTCCGGCCCCACATGGACGCGGTATCAGCTTCGTATGAAGCCAATATGATCCTTTTGCCGGGGAATATCTGGAAAAACCACACCGGAAACCAGTGGCTTATCAAGTGGCTTTTACCATGACGCGGAGGCAGGGTTATGATCAGACGCCTGTGTGGGTAGTTGCTGGCGTCTTGAAGTTCCTGCGCCATCAATTCCACATGAGGGGGAATCTTGAATTCGTAATCCGTGAGATACTGCGCGGTGAGAGCGGGATTCAGTCGCCAGTAATTTTCCTGCATCCACGTCGCATCGAAAGCCACCCCGTCTATGGTGACCGGATCGGATGTGTACATCCGATTTGCGACTTGCGAGGTATCCATACATGAACTCCTTGACCCGTGTAGCGAACACAATACACTGTAAGGCTGATGCGGCGAGGTATCAATTGTCGCGTCTTATAACTTTTGACAGGCGAATGAGTCCCTGCGTGTCTGGTGAAAGCCAGACTCGTGGGTTATCCAAAACGAATGGCCAAGAAAAAGGACTCCTAAATGATTCACGCACTGTACGGGACGAGGGCGGGAGCAAAGCGAATAAAGAACACGGATCGCGCCGCAAGACCAGCTTCTCTCTGGCCGGACTTGAGGAAAAACGAGTGGCGGAGGCATCAGGACTGGTTTCACGAAGCGGGGCAGCCCTTTCGACCGCACCTGCACAATCCATTCGGACACAGGATAGAGAGTATTCTGCCCAACGATAAACTCAAATTGGCCG